GTATCCCGGAAGGTTTGGGAACTCCGTTTGCGAAGCCAGATGCCCCACCAGAACCAGACCTGACCTTCGCTTCTCCGAATAAGCCGGGTGGTATCGTCGTACCATCTGTCACTACCCCCGACTTCTACCCAGCGCCTGATCTGGACGCCACAGCACCGGATGTCATCGCGATTCCGACACCTGCTGACCTGACAGCTACAGCCCCTGAAGGCCCACCAGATTCGGTGGATATCGTAATTCCGCCTGCCCCAGTTATTACGCTGCCTGATGAGCCGACGCTGGAAGCGATTACCCTCCCGCCAGTGCCTACGACTACGCTGCCCACTTTTGATGGCGTAGCCCCAACGCTGGATCTGGATGCCCCGGACAATACGTTCTCGTATAACTACGAAGATTACGTTGCCAACATGCCGTCCCTGATCGCTAAGGTCAACGAGATGATGGCCGGTGGTACTGGCCTCCCGGATGCGATTTGGGATGCCCTCTGGCAGAAGGCCCGTGGCCGGGAAGAGGTTACTGGTTCCAAGCTAATTCAGGAACTGACTGATGACTGGGCCTCTCGTGGTTTCAGTCTGCCCGGTGGTGTGCTGGATAAGAAGATCACGGCTGCGAGGCAGGATGTACAGGACGCTCAGAACACCCTGTCCCGTGAGATCGCAGTCCAGCAGGCACAGATGGAAGTTGAGAATATCCGCTTCGCTGTTGCTCAGGGCGTCGCCATTGAGAACATGTATATCGGGCTGCATACCCAGAAGATGCAAGTATTGCTCGAAGCTGCTAAGGCTGCAATCGATGCCTCGATTAGTATCTTCAACGCCCAGATTGCGTACCAAAACATTCAGTTACAGACCTATCTGGCCGATGTTCAGGTATACCGTCTGCTCATTGAAGCGGAGATGGCAGAGATTGAGATCTACAAGGCTCAGCTCGAAGGACAGAAACTTGTAGGGGACATTAACCAGCAATACATCACCCTGTACAACTCACGGGTGCAGTCACTGCTTGCCCAGATCGAGATCTACAAGGGGCAGCTAGATGGAGTCAATGCTCTGGTAGCTGTGAACAAGAACGAGATTGATGCTTTCACCGCTCAGGTACAGTCATTTGTTGCTGAAGTCGGAGCGAAGGAAACGGAAGTCAAATTATTCGCGGAGCGTGTACGTGCAGAAGAGAGCAAGGTACAGATATACAAGACGGAGGTCGATGCGTTCGCCAGTCTCGTGGATGCGTATAAGTCCGGAAATGACTCGCTCATCCAACAATCTCAGCTGGAGATTCAGAACAACACTCTGCTCATGGATCAACACAAGACCAGAGTTCAGCAATATGCTGTCGAAGTTGATGCGGAAGCGAAGAGGATTGCGGCGGGTGTAGACATCTATAATGGGCAAGCACAGATTTATTCTGCTGAGCTGAGCGCTGAGCAAGCCCGGATCATTGCAGATTCCAGACAGTTCGAATTAGCGCTGGAAGAGGGCAAGATCCAGACTGATGTCGAGTTGAAAGAAGCTCAGCTGAATATTGAACAGATGCTGCGTTTGATGACACTGGATATTGAGAAGAGCAAGACTATTATGACTGTGCAGGCACAGTTGGCGGCGGCTGCTATGACTGCTGTGAACCTGAGCGCTTCGGTAAGCGAAGCGGCTTCCAACAGCTCTAGTTGCAACACGACGACTACTACGGAGATCTAATATGCCGGATAAATACTTTAGTGGTGGTTTTCGTTCAGCCCCACGCACACCCGTTGCGGGGACTGACCGCAGGCGTCCTCTAAGTAAGTTCGGGTCTGAGGCTCCGTTGGAATCTACGGCTGACAAAGTTGTTACTCAACAGGCTATTGCTCAGACACAGCCTACAGCTGCACAATCCCGTAGATTATCCAGTTCGGGGGAGAAAGTTCCGTTGAGTCAGCAGAATGCCAAGTTTGCAGAGAGCTTTGCGCGTGAGGCGAAGGAACTGGCTACCAAGCGTGGACTTACTGGGGCACAACGAAGAGCACAATTGGGAGCACTGCAGAATTCGTACAAACTACAGTCTGCTGGTATAGCGGATAATGATCCACGCGCTATCGCAATACGGGGCTTGGGCGAGGCATCTAATGAACGGGGGTTATCTGGCTTACAACGCAGGTTACAAGCCGCTTCGGCTAATACTCTTCTGGACGATACGCTCGGCTATGAAAAGGATAGACCACTTACTTTTGATGAGCAGCTTGATAAAGAGCTGGGGATTTAAACATGGCGACTATTTTAGACGAAATCCGTGACCCGGATAATCCACGAAGGGTTGCAAACCTAACCCCAGAAGAGAGGGCTATAGCTCGGGATCTTCGTATTCGTGAAATCGAAGCTCAGACTCGCGCCGAAACGAAAGCGGGGCTAAAACGAGAAGCTGATGCTGTAAAAGCACAGGCTAAGAATCCTCCTCGTGGTAGCGGTGAGCCTATCCCTGCTGCTGAGCGTTTCCGCGATGCTGAAACCAAGCGCTTCTCTCCTGCTCCTAATACTACAGTTACTCCAGAGGAAGCAGCAGCTGCACGACAGACAACTAATGCAGCTTCAGCAGCTGATGATGTTGCTGTAAATGAGCGTTTACGACAACAGGATCTACGCAGGAATAACCTCAAAGGATTAGACAGAGATCTCGCCCCTCCTCTGCGAGGGACAGATGATGTGTCTCCGGGCGCAAAGAAGGTTATTCGCAACAGGAATATTGGACGCCTTGGAGCAGCAGGAGCCTTAGTTGGTGGTGTTGGGTACCTCACTAGTGATGGAGAAGGTATTTCTCCACTACAAGCTGGTGTGGGTCTGGGCGTGGCTGGTGCAATTGCCGGTAAGGATCAAATTGCTGCTGGCGCGAGGAAAGTTAAAAATACGATAACTAATCGTAGAGAAGATAAGGCTTCGTACAGGCGCGAAGCTACTCTCACTGAGGCTGATGATATAGATGGTGCTAACGCAGAACGCAGGGATAGAGATCTGCGACAGCAGCAACGAAAGGTTATACAGGCTGGTGATACTCCCGGTGAAGTTTTGTCCCAGACTGATCCAGAGATGGTTAACCCGCAAGAACGGGTGATGACCCGGACTAATCAACGGGAACTGGGTGCTGCACGGGAGATGTATGACGCTGCTGTAGATCAGCAGAGTAGAGCTGCGAAAGAGCTGAATCAAGCAAGGGGTGCGAAGACCCCCAACCCGGAACGGATTGCAGCTGCAGAGAAGTCCCTTGCTGCTGCCCGCGCAGATGTGAAAGCAGCGAATGAATTACAGGCTGAGATTAAAGCCCGCCCGCAGCGCAAACCATCTGTTACGGCTTCCGTTATTGAAGAAGCAGTTAACATAAAAAACGACGTGCCCGGTGCTGTTGACCGTGCAGAAAAGGCTGCTACACAGAAGGCGAAAGAAGTAGTAGATGCAGCAGATGCCAAGACTAAACCACTCCTGAAAAAGATAGGGGATGGAGCCAAGGATCTACGGAAGAAAATCACGAGCAAGGTTCCCGGACTTGGTGGTGGTGGGCAACCATCTGCAGCTCAATCAGTAGATGCTATGGTGGAGGGTGCCCCGGATGATATGCCTGCTGCATCCAAGTCGAAAGCAAAAGCAGGTTTGAAAACTGCAACTAAACTCCTTTCTGGTGTAGGTACAATAAACTTAATGGAGGATTACATTTACAACGTACGGGAATTCGGTTTTCAGGAAGCGAATGATCGAGTGTTCGCAGGCATCGAGGGTATTATCGAACTCGGTGGTGAGACCGTTGATGACGTAATGTCAGGAGAGCAAAACGTAGGTGACGTGGTTGGTTCTGTACTCGGCGGGATCATTACAGGTGCGTTGTCTCTAATCCCTGCTTCAGTCAAGAAGGGTGCTAACTGGATGGCTGATGCTGCAGATGCACTCGGAATGGATGGGCAGGATCTTCGTTATGCTCGTGATTCCATCTATGAATGGAACTTGAACAAGGAATACGTAGGCTCAGTAGATCAGCAATCATTACCAGCTACTAATGTACAAACTGGTAGTGGGGCACCTCCTGTAGGTCTCCGCGAAGCGCCTCCTACTGGGGTTGGTAGTGCTGGTGGCGCAACACCCATTGTCCCAGAAGACCGTGATTTTCAGGTACCTCCCACTAATGAATTCGTGGGGCCGAAGGACATTGCTACTACGACTATGTCCGGGTTACGTGTCATGCCAGCTGAAGGTGGGCTGGGTGATGCTCCCGGTGCAATTACTCAAGGCCAGTTCCTAGCTCCCGGCTCACCGGGTGCTCCTGAAGGTTCCTTTAATATTCGTGGACTACGCGGCAGTGGCGCAGGCAACATCAACGCAGCAAACGCAGTCGGTGGAGCTGAAGGCTTTGACCGCAGAGTTGAGGAATCTCGTCTGGCCGGTGCATACGAACCAGTATCGCAGGCACGTCGTGACGAAGCAGAAGCTGACCTTGGCCGTGTACGCCGGGGTATCGATGCTATCCGTGATCTAGCTGCTACTCAGAAGGGCGTACCAGTACAGTATCTTGATGCTGTGCGGAATGGTTCACTTACTCGTCAGCAAGCATCCAAGTTGGGTGCGCTTGGGCTACGTAACACAAAGGGGTCCACTGATCCGTTCGCAGCTAATAAAGAACTGCGTGCTCAGCAGCAAGCAAACCGTGAGCAGTATTTGTTCGAGCAAGGCGTCACCCAGACACAGATGGACGTATTAAATGAACTGGGTGAAGGTATCGCTGCCGGTGTCTCTGGAGATCCTGAAGACAAGGCGAATGTGAAACGCAACTTCGCTACATGGGCTGCTGCATGGGAACCAGATGTTGCGTTCGACAGACTTAGGCCGCATGAGCGTGGTCGGATAGTAGGTGAATACTCATTACTCACATATCTGGCTGAATCTGGGCAGGGTTTCTGGGCTGGATTGAATCCGTTTTCCCCAGATATTGTGCCAGAAGATATTACTAATCCGGGTGAGTCCATCCTTGAAACTATGATGCGGCAGGGTACGTTACTGGATATCGGTGATAACAACTTCAAGTTCATGGGGCAGAATGAAGCGGGAGAATTCGTACCGTTAACTGCTACTATCTCTGATATGCCGCCAGATGCGAGGACTGCCGTTAATACGTTCAAGGCAAATAACCCTGAATTCGTTAATCAGCTCAGAACAGGACTGCGATAAGTTGTGGCGGGACTGCGTGACAACGACGTCTTCTCAAAAAATTATGTGCCCCCATCGCATAATGAGCAGGAGATACTCCCCGGCATAAAGCAGAGTGATCCTCCGCGCCCACTACCAGAGACTGGTCAGTTTGAGCGTGGGCTAAGGCGCGGCGTCGATACCCTGCAAGCTGGTGCCTACGGCGCTGTAGAAGCAGCTGGTGAGGCTGTAGGGTCAGAAACCCTGCAGGAATTCGGTGCGGAAGGGTACGAACAGAGCATGGAAGAAGCGGCGTCAGCCGTTCCTGCCAATGTAGAGTCTGTATTCGACATAGATTCCGTCGAGTCTTTCCTTGACTGGGCTGCATACGGGCTTGGTACGCTGGCCCCCAGTGCCCTGACCATGATCGGGACCGGTGGTGCCGGTGCGCTCGTTGGTGGGGCTATGAAGGCGGCTCAGGCCGGTGCTGTCACAGGTGCCTTCGCTGGCTCCGCTGTGCCGGAAACAGGTCATGCGTTTAAGGATCTACAGGCCGAAGGAGTGACCACTCCCGGCATGGCTGCGCTGGAAGGCGGCATTATCGGCCTTCTGGACGTAGCTCCACAAGCCCATCTCCTCAAAATCCTTGGTACGGCTGTGCCTAAGCGTGGTGTGGTGCGCGGAGTGGCTAGGGGCATCGCTGACCAAGCCCCACGGGAAGCGCTCACTGAGGCGGCTCAGGAAGGCGTCAGCGAGGGATTCAAGTATGGGTTGGTAGAGGGTTATGAGAACCCAGAGATGGGTAAGCAGCTGGTTGAGGCTGGTTCCCTTGGCGCTCTGGGTGGTGGTTTCGCTGGTGGTGTGGGCGGCGGCGTCAGAGGCGCGTTACAGCGCGAGGCTACCCCCCAGCTACCTGTCCCCGGCCTCGCTGCCAGCGAAAGCCTCAACGACATGCAGCAGGGCGACCTGACGTTCGATGAGGTGGGTGGTACCGGGGCATCTGCTATGGAGCAGGAGCTTCAAAATCTTGGGTTCGAACCAAGAGAATTGCAGCTAGATGTACCCATTACTGATACCCACAGGCTTAGTGGCTCAGCTCGTGAGCTACTGGGTATGCCAGAGGACACTTACAAGTCGAATCTGCAGAACCAGCTGGATGAGCTGAATCAGCCTTTTGTGGCGGAGCAGATAGCAGCTTACGAGGCCGAACAGGCCCAGCAGCCATCTGTGACTAAAATGCTGGAGAGTTTAGGCACATTTAAGTCACAACTTCAGGATCGGAAGATTACCGAGGTATTCGACGTGCCTAAGACGGGTGATCTGGCTGGGCTTGAAACGTTCGACATGCCCAATATCATTAACAAGATCCTCGTCCCTGAGAAGGCCGGTGAACAGGTAACGATGAAGACCCTGTTGTCCCGGATCGATGCTGCTGAGCAACAGTTGGCAGATGTAAGCCTGCGCGGGATCGAGCAGACCACCCCTGAGTTCCGTGGTCCATTTGAAGGCGAGACATTGTTACAGCGTACTGAACGCGAAGCACTGTCCATGTTTCCTGATGATGTTGAACTACAGCGCAGTTTTATAAATGAGCGTGGCGAAGAACTGTTTACGGAAGAGTCCGGAGGGAATACTAACCGTAAAATAATTGAGCTATTAAAGGAGCAAGGCAAGGTAAATCCGAACCAGATACTTGACCCGGCAGAGAAGCAAAAAGCGAAGGCCAAGCTAAATCGAATTGAAGATAAGCTGAAGAAACTCCGTAGTAAAGAGCGGGTCGCTATGCGTACTGGGGTTTCTAGGATATACGACCCAGCTAATCCCGGTGAGTTCTTGGCTAATTATGAAGGCATCAAGACTCCGCCTCTGACAGAGGTGAGGTCAATGCTTGAGTCCAAGAACTTGAGTCCGGAGCTGCGTACTAAGTTTACCAACATCCTGAAGAGTAATCGTAACGAGAATGCAGGAGAGTCTTTAGCCGGTGCTAACCTTGGACGTTCTGGAAAGGCCCCCAAGTATATCTTCTTCTCAGCTAATGAGAATTACGACGTTTCACAATATCCGGGGCAGATTCGTGTTGGTAACAATGTACTCAACGTCAGGAACCTGACTAACTTCGCCCGTAAGGAGCGTCAGCGGGAAGAGCTGACTACTTCCACTGAAGTAACAGGTAAACCTCGTGAAGCTCATGGTGAACGTACTGAAGACATGCGTCTGTTCAATGATGTGATGCTTGGGCTGGAGATGGCTGCTGAGCAGAAACTCATCCAGTTACCTGAAGGCTCAGCTGCAAATACAATCATCGCTCCCGGTGCGCTGAAGACAGCAATGGAGCGTGGCGGCGCAGAACGTCAGCAGGCACAACTGGCGCTGAAGCAACTTGTAAACCTGATCGGTGCAGATACGGTTGTTGCTGGTGACAAAGGTACAGCCAAGACATTCGGACAGGTACTGGCTTCGGCACAGATTAGTAAGGCGTACAACAACAAGATACTTCCGGAAGCCGAGGAACGTGAGTCTGTCGAGCCTGAAAACATGTTAGAGGCACGGGAGCTTGCTAGAGCACAGGCAGAACTGGACAAGCCCAACCTCGCACCCAAGCCTGATTTCACAACACAGGTCGAAGAAGCACAGAAAACTGTCGATGCACTGAGGACTACTTATACAGGGCAGAAGAAAACGCTCGACACAATGATCGCCAACAAGTTACCAGAGGCTGATATTGCTCGTGCACGCAATGCTCTGAAGGGAACCGCTGAAGCTGGCAAGGCTGCATCGAACGAATTAAAGCGTGTCAAGGAACTCAACAAGCGGTTGAGCTTTTCGTATCCACACCGTGATTTTGCAGAAGGTGTTCCTCCGTACGTAGTATTACCTACAGAGAGCATCCAGTACTTTAAGAAAGGTCGTGTGTTTGAATTACGCGGGCGTAATGGTGGCAATGTTACTGCCAAGTTCACAGGTAAGACCAAGGAACTCTCGCATACAGAGAAAATAACAACTGACTTCAGGCGGGGGACAGGGCTTTTACCAGATGACATAGATCGCCTTTTCGCCTCAACGGATTCCGTTACAGCACTTGGCATCGAAGTCCTTGAAAAGCCTAGCAATCCTACAAAAATCAAGCTGGAACAGCTACGGAAGGTAGCCGCGAAAAAGGCGAAAGGCGAAAAGGCGAAGGCGAAACAACGTTCCGCCCCGCCCAAATCGCCCAAGCCTGTACAGCCCAGTGCTGTCGAGCAATACCAGAAACGCCGGGATGCGATTGCCGATCTGACTACTCGTATCGCTGTGGGGTCGCCGGAGACTCGTGCCGAGAAGATGGCTGAGCTGAAAAAACTGAAAGCTGAGCACAGGAAGCTGAGTAAGGAAGCGGCTGTGCGCTATACAACTCAGGGCGTACCCAAAGCCAGTGCATCGATTAAACAGACCTACGTTAATACGAAGGAACTGCTGGCGGATAACAATCCATATGCGGAGAAGATCGCCAAGCAATACTTCAAACAGATCAAAGCCCCACAGAACATTTACCTGATGTCATCCAAGCAGGCTGCTGCGTATTTGACCAAGGAAGTGAAACTGGATTGGCTCGCCAACCTAGCCAATGGAACCCTGCACGGCTTCACCACACCAGCAGTGAACGGGCGCATCGGTGTGTATGTCCGTCCCGGTCTATCAGAGCAGCTCACCCGTGAAGTACTGGCACATGAGATTGGTCATGCAGTCTACGGTGGGTATGTCCACACGTTGAAAGACTCCATGGCGAGCAAGATAATGCAGGAATATCTTGGCTGGCGGAAGAAGTACGGTAAGGACAACACCACCATTGAACAGTTGCTACGTTCCAAGAAGCAGCCCAAGTCTGTACTACTTACACTAGTTGATACGCGGGGAACTACTACACTGGATCAGACCAGTGATGCCCTGCGTGATTACCTGTTGGATTTCGATGAGTGGTTTGCTGACAGTGTGAGCCGGTGGTTCACCGAAACCAGACAACCCAAGACTGGTATGGAGCGTTTCTTCCAAGCCATTGCCGATACGCTGAAGCGCATGGTGGGCATTGCGCCGAAGGGCAACATCGACAGTTTGATGGATTCACTGGCCGGTGGTAAGCGTTCATGGGGTCTGCCGTTCTCTCCGCAGGATGGCATGGCTGCAGCACAGAGCTTGCCGCTTACTTCCAATGACATCGAACAGCTTAACAAGCTGGCTACGAAGTCCAAGATCGCTGAACTTACATCCAAGCCTGACGCATCCAATCTGGTGTATGTAGCTACACTCGGAGACCAAGATCCGTATGGTCATGCATTCCATAGAGCATTTGCAGAATGGATACTGGATGACCGTATCGAACAGGCCACGGCTAATGTTCTCTTGAACGCAGCTAGAACCAAGCATGTGCAAAACCAGTTGCGTAACCTCCTGTCACATGACCGCACAGCACTGGATCAACTTGCAGATCCGTATGATGCAGCTGCCTACATGTACCAGTTCTGGAGAGCAGGCCTCATCAAACTGGGAGCGCGTACGGATAACATCTTCCAGCGTATCGCCAATGCTTTCCGCAAGGTACTGGGTGTTGTGGCTGAGTCTGAGCGTGCGGAGAATTTGTTCAAGGCGCTGGAGCGCAGTTCTGATCCGTTCGAGGCTTCAGCCACGCGCTCCGCAGTTGCGAAGGTACTTCCTAATTCACTGGCAGAGAATGCCATCCAGACATTTCAGCCCAGTTATGAGCTGGCAATGAAGCCTATACGCTCGTTGTTCTTCACAGTTGATGAGCGGATAAAGGGATATGGGATACCTTCATTGACGAAGATCGCTGAGCAATTCCATAACAGACCCGGTGAATTCGTAGGCAACCCCACTCTTCAGGCACAGAAGCAACAGTTCAAGGGGCGCTTCGAAAACCGTATCCGGCGTATCTTCGATGGGAAGGATGCTCAGTTTGGTAACGAAGCAATAGAATATTTGTACGGGGCTAAGGACCTGAATCAGGCACCACCCGGTGTACAGCGCGTGGTTAAGCAGGTAAGGGCGCTGTTCGCTGAAATGCGGAAGTACCAGAAAGACGCTGGAGTAAATACCAAGCAGAACATCAAGGATTACTTCCCATGGGTGATTAACCAAGACGCCATGTCATCCAAGGTCGATGAGTTCCGGGCTGTACTGTCTCAGGATAAGTACGCCAAAAAACGCAAGGAACTGGCTGTATTTATGAATATGCGCCAGCACAAGAACTGGATGACTGAGCATTACCAAGGTCTCAGTCCTACTATGCTGGAGAAGGCGTTCAAGCAATTCGTCGAGACTGGGGAGTGGACCCTCCAGATCAAGAAAGACAAGATCATGGTGGATATCCCGCAGCCTGAAAATCTCCTCGATGGGGATTCCATGGTTGATTACATGATCCGTAGCGCCACGGCTGAAGGGTCAATGGACTTCGAGGTATCTGAGGACAGACAAGTTCCAGTGATGCGCTTCAACAACCCGCGCCTGTTCAAGTTCGTGGACCCGGTTGAAATGCGCCCATTCCTGAACAATGACCTTGGCGAAGTGACGGGTACCTATATCAGTCAGGCTGTGAAGCACGCTGAGTTCACTCGCCGCTTCGGTGAGGATGGCGAGGGGCTGCGTGCGCTATTGGACGATGCCAAGGCTCAGGGCGCTACGCCAATCCAGCTCAAAGCTACCGTCAATTACGTCAAGGCGACCATGGGTACTTACGGACGCCACACAGCTGAGTGGTTGCACAAGTACACAGGTATGGCTCTGCCAGAGCACCAGTTCTCTCCGATCAACGAGGGGCTGAACAAGGCTATGGGCGTGGCTATCGTCTACCAGAACCTGCGATACCTCGCTCTGGCTACCCTGACATCCCTGTCTGATGTGATGGGCATAGCGGTGCGCTCCAGCGAGATGGGATCGATTGTGAGAGCTACCAAGGCTTTCATGCAGCGTAACAAGAGCAATTTAAACGATCTGGGTGAGATGCTGGGCATCATCGAGCACTCGCAGGTATCAGATGCTCTGGGCGCTCGCTTCGATGGTATGCACCTAACCGGTAAGCTCAGGCGCTTTAATGATGGATTCTTCCGGGTTATTGGGCTAGAAGCGTGGACCCGCACTACTCGCTTGATGGGACTGGCAGCAGCAGAGGCGTTCATCGTCAAGCATTCCCAGCGCCCCAACAAGCATTCCAAGCGGTGGCTGAACGAACTGAACCTCACAGCTGAAGATGTACAGCTGCGGGACGATGGAACCCTGCGTGTGTTCTCTCATGCGGAGAGACTGGTTGCGAACCCGAAAGAAGTGGCGCGGGATGACCGTATTCGAGCTGCGCTGATCCAGTGGACTGATGAGGCTATCCTGCGTCCTAACCCTTCAATGCGTACGTTGTGGGGGTCTGATCCACACTTCCAGCTATTCCAGTACCTGAAGAGCTTCATGTATACGTTCCACGAACGAATCTTGAAGAGAGTAGGGCACGAAGCCATGGAAGGGAACTACGCGGCTTTCGTTGGGTTGCTCGCTTATATCCCCACGATGATCGTGGCGGATTTACTGCGTGAGGTTATACAGTACGGATCTGCTGGGAACCCTCGTAAAGCGAACTGGGGCGCTGCAGATTACATACAGCATGGAGCAATTCGTGGGGGTCTTCTCGGATATGCACAGCAAGGTGTGGACATACACACAGACATGAAATGGGGTGGGTACGGAGTTGGTGGTATGGCCGCTACCTTTGATACTATTGCGAGCATCCCAGACTTGGTAACAATGAAACCGGGTGCTGTAGTGAAAGCATTGCCGGGGCAAACGGTTTATAGCAACTGGTTTTAATGGAGGTGACGCATGGCTAGAGGATTGAGAGCAAATCCCCATCCCGGTTTTAAATCGGTGCAGGCAAAGATTGCGAAGAGATCCGGAGTGAGCAAAGACGCTGCCGGAGCGATACTGGCATCAGCGACCCGTAAGGCATCGAAAGCTGCCAAGAAGCGAAACCCGAGACTAAAACGAGTTAAATAATGGCTGTTCCTGCGTACACAGAAGACCTTACTGATATTGATCTGGCGGAATCCGCCTCCACCGGCTGGACAGCTTTTAATATTTCAGGCGGCGGTGGTGGTGCTCCTGCGTTCGGTGCTGACTTGGGTATGCAGGGTGCAGGTTGCTGGGATAAGCCAGCTTCCAACGCGGAACGTGGCCTTGCGGTAAACAAGACGCCCGGAACAGGCACAGTTGCTGCCGGGATACATATTTTCGTGTGGGGGTTCAACGCTACCCCCGGCCTTTCAGATACCCTCGCCAATCGCGGGGCGTATGTCATCATTGGCACGAGCACCGCCAACTTCATGCAGTTCCACGTCGAGGGTAGCAATACCTATGGTGCTGCTGGCAGGGTAGCCCGGTGCTACGTGGTTGACTACGTGACCACCTCCAACACAGGTAGCATTCCATACCGGACAGTGAACGGAACTCCGGGGGCTACTCCTACATACTTCGGCTTTGGCCTCAAGACGCTGGCCACGGTTAAAGGTTCTAACATCGGCTGTGACGCGATACGTTACGGGACGGGCGCGTATATTACGGCTGGAGATGCCACAACCCCGGCAACCTTCGCGGGATTCAACGCCCAGAACGACAGCATCAACAATCGCTGGGGAATCCTGACGGCAGTAGGCTCTGCATACGAATTACAGGGCCGATTTGTTATTGGGCAAAACAATTCTCAGGTAGCCACGCTGGCTTATTTCGAGGACAGCGACGTATCCATATCCTTGGTAGATACCGTACATAGCGCAACTGATTTCACCCAATTCATTATTGACCACGCCTCCACTGAGGTGTACTGGACTAACATCAATATAACTGCACTGGGTACCAATAACCCCGGCAGGATCGTGGTGAACAATGCCAGTTCGGTGTTCGATATTATTGGTGGCGTATTCACTGACATCGGTATTACTACTCTGCGTGCTGCCTGCACAGCAGATGGAACTACATGGCGCGGGTGTGATGCGATTACTCTCAACAGCGCCACACTGGATAACTGCTTGATCGATAGTTCGAGCGTAGCGACCAGTTCGGCGGCTGTAGTAACAGATGACCTCGCAGACCTTCAAGACAACACTTTCATCGGTAATTCCAACCACGCTGTAGAACTGACCAGTCTCGGCACAGGTACGATGACGTGGAACAACTACCTCGATACTGCCAGCTACGCTTCTTCGGATGGTACGGCTGGTACTGAAGCGATTTACGTCAATGTAGGCTCCGGTACCCTGACCATCAACGTCGGATCTGGGTATTCCACCCCGTATATCCGCACTGCCGGGGCTACAGTAACTGTGGTATCCGGACAGGCTACCATGACAGTTACTGTTAGGAATCAAGAAGATAACTCAGTAATACAAGGAGCTGCTGTCACAGTAACTCCTTCTGATAATACTGGGCCTTTTCCGTGGGATGAAACTGTCACCATCACCCGTTCTGGTAGCACCGCTACGGTCAGCCACACGGCTCATGGCTTGTCTACTGGGCACAAGGTGAAGATCACCGGGGCAGATCAGAATGAATACAACCGCATTAAGACTATCACTGTAACCGGCGCTAATGCTTATACATTCACAGTTTCTGGGACTCCAACAACCCCGGCAACTGGAACGATTAAAGCCACTGCCATCATTATCGATGGTGTAACTAATGCTAGTGGCGTGATTTCAGATACACGGGCTTATGGGTCGAACCAGCCAGTGTCTGGAAGTGTGAAGAAGGGGTCTGAGGAACCAGTGTTTGTTCCCGGCTCTATTACTGGGACAGTAGATTCTGGTAACGGGTTATCCACTACTGTTTTATTAATACCTGACTGAGGAACTTAAACATGACTGATTATTACAACGTCAAATACGACACCGAGGCTAATGGCCCGTTTGTCGCAGAAGGCGCAAACGTAACGTGGACTGGAGGTGTCGGCTTTATCGTCGGCGTCTTCGATGACGGTACAACTGGCAAACTGAAGATCGCGCATGTTTCTGGTGTTGCGCCTTCGGATGGTTTGACGCTCACGCAAAACACAACTACTGCAGTTGTAGATGGCGCACCGGATCTAATGCTCTACCCGGCTTACATGCGGGATGACATCACGGTTCCTTCAACCGGTATCATGGTATGGGCTGGCCCAGCTCTCGGCGCTACACACTCCTTCTTCTTCGATGGTCAAACAGGCAACGTAACGGCAGGCGACACGCTGACTTTCAGTGGTGGTCAGGTTGCTGAACTTATTACGGTGGAAAGTGACGCTGGTGCGTCTGGTGAACTATCAGTACGTTTCGTCAGCCCGGTTGACCTTGGTCTGCCTGCTGATAACGATACCTTCAGTAACGGAGCTTCGGGTGACGGTACTGTTAACGGTGTGATCCATGATCGTGCCTACACCCCACTGCACATGCACCGTCTGTTATCTGACCTCAACGATAACGAGGACATCTACGGTAACGATGACCTGAGCCGTATCGATCCTGTTCCTTCCGGTAAGGATACGAACAAGATCGTGAACTTGCTGAGTACCATGGTAATCGATGACACCATTGCCCAGCACATGTACGACGGTAGTATTTCACAGTCCAGTGGTGCAACCCTGTACTCTGGTTTGAACCTACAGGTTACGACACCAAACGGAGACACGCAGCCTGTCCTTATTCAGGCCGACGCTATTGTCACCGACTACTGGAAGAACGCGTTCATGCCGCATTCCATTGATGGCAACATTCGTATGCTCATCAAAACCCGCGATGATGATGTAGATATCGATGGTAAGCGTATCAAGGGTAAGCTGCTTGAGTTTGGTCATTCGTACTTCGAAGGTGGCACGACTCTGGCTACTGGTACTACCGCATTGGCGTTGTTCTCCAGTGCTGACGGTAACAACCTTACAGCTGTAGGTACTGTCGCGGGTGCTCCGTACAACACCATCGTACTGACCGAAGGTTTCCAGACCATCGATTACAACAACGGTAACGGTGCAACGGAATACTACCTGAGGATGGACTTCGGCTCTGCCAGTTCGCTGCAGTCTTACGAACGTACCAAGTACATCCAGCGGCGCGGTACTTCTGAAACCCTGTTCGCCCGTAACGCTCAACTGTTCACTGGTGTTAACAGGAACTTTGCGTATGACACCGAGTCGGGCAACCTGACAGCAGCGGAACTCATGGTCTGGGGTACAGAGATTCCGTACACCGTCCAGACGGTCAACTTCACTGTTGGTGAGGTTGTAACGTTCAGTGGTGGTAGTCGCGCCCGTATCCTGTATGACGATGACAACGGTGCTGCTGGTACCCTGATCGTTGACATGAACGGTTACGCCCCTCCAGCTACATCTGAAACTATTACGGGTGTGACCTCCGGTGGTAACGGTACTGTTGGTACAGTCACCTCTAACTCTACTGCTGGTACTGCACTATTGCTTGGTCTGGATGATGACGGCACTACAGGTAATCTCTACCTGCAGCTTTTGACTGGTCTTGACCCTGTCGATGGGCAGCTCCTGTATGGCGCTACCTCTAACCAGTCCGTAGCTGTTAACGGCACAGTTGCTACACGTACCATTAATAACCAGTTCGTCGGTGTTTACACTGGTAGTAACTTCCAAACCAACTTCGGTATCGGTCTGGATAACAGTGACGCCATCGTTGGTGACTTGCTCACTAACTTAGCGGGTGTCCAGCAGCAGCCACCGAATAACCAGACTGGTAAGGTTACGAAGTTGTTGATTGGTGATACCGTCACAATCTACCCATGGGACGGCGTTTCCACTGACATCAACGGAGATGCTGAGCCGGATTACGACGAAGCAACTGTAGCGACCAGTGCAATCACAGCTGGTTCTACGCAGATTGAGGTCACTTCCATCCCGGATAACACCCCGGCAGCTGGCTTCCTTCGTGTAGAGCGTGACGCTGATGGCAACTACGAACTGATCGAATACGCTTCGTACACTGGTAGCACTTACACCTTGGTGGGTACAGCTGGTATTGCAGCAGCCATCGGTAACAACGTGATGCGGGCTTTCTATGACGCTGAGATCACAAGTGGTACTGAGGCTTCGTACACCGCTGTTAAGGGTGCCGGAACTACTCCAGTCGCTATCGTAGTCAAGAACGGTTACTCCGCAATTAAGAATGGCCCGATCAAGCCGTTCCCAGCTACAGCGACCTTCGGTACTACGGGCTTCGAGGTTGGTGCAGTTCGCAACTCTGACGCCTAATGGCTGATCCAACCGTAAACTGGATTACCGGGGAGATCTCGATACCAAAGTCGTATCTGACTGTGGTGTCGGCCTCCCCGGAAATCTATGAGATGGATGTTGATGCATTCAGGCTGAAGCTGCGTGACCTTGAGGATGACCCTGATGGTCGCCCGTGGCCGAAGACGCATTTGCACAACACGGAGTACACAGTAGCTGGTGTGACGTATGCCCGAGCTGTGATTATGATCGATCCGTATTTCTGTACGTGGGAGGATGGGTCGTACGTTGTGAACCTCGTTGGTGCAAATAACAACTTGTTCACCCAGCGGACGTTCAACAATGTATCTGTGAACCCGAGTAACTCAGCGGGTCTGCAAATCGTATCTGTTGGCAGCGGCCTAAGTCCTGAGCAAGACGGACGCCTTACCAAGATCGAACAAGCGCATTTCAACAGGCGTGTTTGGGATAAGGTAGGGGACACGATCACTATATATGACAGTGACAACGTAACCCCACTTTATGTATTCGATGTTAATACTGACCTGAGCGACATTACACCACAATGAATACTCTAGGAATGGGAAAGCCGGTATACAGTTTTGGACTTGGGGTGCTCTACAGTTTCGCGGCGGCGTGGGTAGAAATTGTCCGTTTCGGGCTGAAGATCACTAAGTTAGTCGCATTTAGATTAGAGAGATAGTCGTTTTGGCTGATATAATTGAGATCACTGCTTNNTATATAAATCCTGTTCTTAGCGAAGAGGCCCATATACACATGACAGAGCAGCAGCAGTTATACGTCACTCCGACTAAGGAAGTGGATGGGTACATAAACCAAGTTTATGCACATACGAATTTTATAACTGAGCTATCAGAGCACTCTGTGGAGTTATGACATGGCAGCAAGAGAAATCCATGAAGGGGACATTGGGACAATCTTCGAGATCACTCTCTTGGACGGTGACGTAATTGTTGACCTTTCAGGAGCCACCGCACAATTCATCCTGTTCGAAAAGCCTGATGGCACAACAGTTACCCAGACATCTGTGTTCAAGACAAACGGAACTGATGGGATTATCCAGTATGTAACTATCGCGGATGACCTCGTTCCCAATGGTAAGTGGAAGATCCAAGCTCACGTTACATTACCTACCGGGTCTTGGAAATCAGATATATCCAAATTCACCGTATACCCGAATATCGCATAGGACATGTAATGACTACTGACGCTGTAGAGCAAATCCAGAGGGAACTGCACGCACTAGACCAGCGTGTTGATGACCATCAGGTGCGCCTTGGACTTCTCGAACAGCAACAGAACACCTTCGAGCAGGCGTCTGTAGAATTTCTGAGCCGGTCTGCCAGAGAGGAAGCCAGTATCCATGCTCGACTGGATGAGATCAGCGGCAATGTCTATCGCATCCCTGAAATGGTCAGCAACAAATTAGCTGCTTGCCAACTGGAAGTTCGCAGGGAAGTCGGAGACAATTACGCAAAGAAGCATGAGGTAGTAACCCCCAGAGCACTCATCATTGCAATGGGTCTCGCAGCCAGCATCCTTGTATCTGGTATCGGGGCTACTGTCGTGATCTACGACAAGATCAACGAGGTATCTCACCAAGAAAACTATGACGCGAGGATGAAGCAGCGTCGTGATTAAAGAAGCGATTATAACCGTCCTCATTGGTGGGGCCGGTACGGGGGCTTTGTATGTCGGGGATACCCGGTATGTGAAACAAGAGACTTTTGAGAACGCTGTAAAACAGCAGCGCAGTTGGGAACTACAGGATCGTATTGATCGTATTCGGGGCAAAGCGCGATATGAGAGCAGAGACCCAACCCCACTGGAACAGCAGGAAATTGATCTCTTGTTAGAACAAATAAGGAGACTTGGGGTATGAATTTCGACAGGATGGTGGAAGATTTCAAGCGGCACGAGGGGAGAGTCTACAAGGATGGTTATCACAAACCGTACAAGGACAGTGTCGGGAAACTTACAATTGGCTACGGTAGAAACATTAGTGACCGTGGGCTGAGTGAAGACGAGGCGCTGTACCTCCTTCACAACGATATTCAGGACACCATCAAAGAACTAAAGCAAAAGTACTATTGGTTCGACTCTCTTGATGACGTGCGTCGGGAAGTAATCATAAATATGGCGTTCAACATGGGTGTCCCCACTTTTGCACAGTTCAGAAATACTATTGGATATATCGAAGAAGGGCATTATGATTTAGCAGCTCGTAATATGTTGAAGAGTAAATGGGCGAGGCAGGTTGGCATTCGTGCACAGGAACTGGCTCGTGAAATGGAAAGCGGAACAGCAGAGGTTTAATTATGAACGGTACAGTTAACAAACTCCCAGCCCCTGATCGCAAGGTCAACGTCGGTGGCGCAATGACCTTCCTCTCTACTATGTTAGCGTGGAGTGTAGGGGAATTCAGCGGTGTAACTATTCCGGCAGAAGTCGGTATTGCGTTCGCTGGTTTTGCAACCTATGTGGCACAGTACGTCGTCCCTAATCCGAAATGATTCCTTTCTTCCAAGGACGGTATATTAATGAGCAAATCGACCATCAAAGATGGCGAGTCTTCGAACAGTTTAGCTTCACTAATAGCAAGGGTGTGGTTACGGTTGTTCCGGTGGGCTTCGAACATGATTTTGCAAGCATACCGCCATTGGCGCAATCGATTATTTCAAAGGTAGGTTACTGGAGTCCCGCCGCAGTCATCCACGATTACCACTTCTGGCTCCATCGTTCTGGGATGGAGAAGAAGCGTACTGTGTGGGAAGCAAACCAAGACTTACTGGAAGGCTGTAAGGTAATGGCTAACCTGTGGTCAGTACCAGAGAAAGATCGCAGGCACTGGCTTATTTATGGTGGCGTCATGGCAGCGGGTCCTGAGTATTGGGAGACACCAAAAGAGCGTAAAGCGCGGCTGGAGAGACTCCAGTTACACGAGGATATTTTAGATCAATGATGGTATTACCTTCGGGGATCGTTTACGGACCCTATGCAGCGGAACTGGTGAGAGCAAAAGATGGAGACACTGCACTACTTTATATTAGGACATGGCCGAGTAACCGGGTGCTCATATCTGTTCGGGAGTTCGGAATCGATACTCCTGAGACCAGAACACGGAACAAGAAAGAGAAAGAGCTTGGCCTCACTGCAACCAGAACTGCTGAAGAATTTCTCAAGGGCAAGACTTTGTCTGTGGACAACGTTGTATATGGTAAGTACGCTGGGCGTGTTCTCGGGTCTATTTATGCTGATGGCGAATCTCTAGCTGAGTATATGTTAGGACTGGGTTTAGCAAGAGAATATTATGGGGGGAAACGCACCCCTTGGTTTCCAATAGAGGAGTAGTTTATGTTCGACTTAACGAAAAAAGAATGCCGTATACAGTGCTGGGCTGGGATGGTGGCTTTGATGTTAATACTGTCTTTAGTGTCCTTCGATGTTATGTCAGAAGGTACTGTATACAAAGGAACGAAGGCTTTCGAATGCCAGAACCCCACTGAACGTGATGACGGTCAGCCGATCCTGCCGGGAGAGATCCAATCAGCCACCATGTATGTCCTCGACAGTGCGCTATTGGGGAACGTAGTAAAGACAGTTCCAATGCCCGGTGGCTGTACGCGCATCGAGGGTGTTGATATTACCGACATCGGTTTCGGACAGTTCTTTGCAGACGGCGTCCCTTTCGAGTCGAGGTCAGCAGCACGACCCAAACCCCCTGTTATAGTGGAGTAGGCACCTGCATTCAAGATTGTGAGATGCGCGGGATACAGTTCTGCGAACCTCGCTGTAATCTGTTCTGCACACCGGATTGGCAATGGGACAAGTTGAAGCAATTATGACCAAGGTAGCCGCTATTTTATTAGCGATATGGCTCCTGTTCATTTGCTTCCCATTGTACGCTGCTGTTGGGTGGACGTTCGACCCACCAGTTGCGCGAGAAGATGACACACCACTAACCAACGAGGAGATTTCACACTATGAAGTTTATATCAATGGCGTCAGACAACCTGATGATCTGGGCGGCACTGAGTCTAGCATTTCCTTGGTTGGTCTTGAAAACGGTGAGTATTGTATTGTCCTACGGACTGTAGATACTGGGGGTAGGGTTAGCCGAGACAGCGAGACAAGCTGTAAGGATGAGACTGATGGGGTAGTCATTATACCCCCGCCCCCACTTGATCCAGACATCCCTGCTGATGAGTGGACTGTCCTAGCCTACACCAGTTACGAAAAGGACAACTGGTTGATGCCACCTGAGTGTGCTTTTGATCGTGGTACTCCCTGTACAAGTCAGGGTGACATATGGCACTCACGGTACACTCCAACTGAAGCCCAGTTCCCTCATGCTATCGCGATAGACATGGGTAGTATTTACCAACTCACTGCTTTTCAGCAGCAACCAAGAGCTAGTGGCGGTAATGCTGTAGTCAAAGACTATTCGTTTCAGGTCAGCATGGATGGCGTAGGATGGACACAGGTAGCTGGTGGGACGTTCCCTCCCGGCGATCAGCTTCACACCATTGAGTTCCCCACTACGAAAGCGAGGTATATCCAGTTCGTCGCACTCAGCGAACAGGATGGTGGGAATCAGGCTTCTGTAGATGAGTTGTATGTACTGGGTACTCCAGTTATTGTAGGCGCACGACCACTTCCACCAACTGTAATTGAATAGAGGGCACGACCATGAATACAGGAATGAGAGGGCTTCGTAGCCCAATAGCTACACCGACCAAAACCAAGAAGAAACCAAAGAAACCGCAAGTGAAAGCGCTTGATCCGAACAAACCGGGTGTCAGTGTTGGCTCTGGTGTGAGGTCAATTAAACAGGGCTACCAGCGCCGGAAAAATATTCTCGATCAGCTGTGATCCATGCTCAGTCGTAGCTTCTCTATTACGTCGGCGTGTACCTGACAGGCTCGTCCTTCAGTCACGTCGGCTAGAGCACCTATTTCTTTCAACGTACTGTCTTTCGTGTAATGGAGAGAGATTAGTTTTCTCTCCCATGGGTCCAAGGCGAAGAGCGCGTTACATAAATCGATTAGTAGATCTGTAGTTACTATTGTATCCCCCAGTACAGCTCTCGATATTGCTTCCTCTTCATCATTAAGTAGGCAACTGAAGTCTACAGAGACTATTTTTGGGAATGGAGTATCGGAGGTTCTTCTCTCACGGAAGAAATCTATGACTGCCCCCCTGATACGGAGGAAGGAGAACGTAGTGAATTTACATAGAGCCTTCTTCTTCTGATAGTCTCGCCAACACAGTAGCAAGGCGATGCGGGCTTCTTGATCGATGTCGTTTTTTATGTTTGCTTTGTAGTGCTTCGGTAAGTTTGCTGTTGCACGGTCTATAACAAAAAGCATCCACGCCTCGAACCGGATCAGGACTTCTTCCTCCGTCCAATGGCTTGCGTCTGAGTATTTTTCTACGGTTTTGCTTAACGCTTGGTTCTCTTTCCATGTCCCTCCGCCTGAGCATGGACCGTCTTTCTTCTTCGCAGATGTATCGTTCTTGGGGCCAATTGAGTTCACGGGGCATCACGACTCCTACCAAGGTGTGACACTATAGCAATAGTGGCGAGTATTACGATTGCCCCAGTGAGTAATAGCACTTGCGAGGTCAGTAACCAGATTTCCATCAAACACCTCACACACCACCCCCAGTTATGACTATGTCTTTGGTGGATTCAGTAATTTGAATGTCTCCAAGTGTCACAGCTGCTGTGTCCCCAGAAGCACTTAGAATATCCAGTCGCACGTACCTGACTAGATTTGGGATTGAGAATTTGATTGTCTGTGGTGCCCCCTCCACAAATACCAGTTCCCCAGCAGCAACCCTCGCCCAGATGTTATCGTCCTTACTCACCCAGACTTCGTAACCTTTGACGTTGCTCGTGTCGCAGTAAGCGCAGTCTGGGCCAGTCCAAGGCCGGGGGGTGATAATCATCGAATCAACCCAAGCCTCTCTCCCCAGATCAATCTTGGCCCAGTGTGGCATGGGAGTCGCAGGATCTACCCATCTGGTGTGCCAGATCGTGGTTGGGTCGTCATCAATAGCGTGTGCTTTCTGGTATCGGTCTGCTTTGGTGGCGTCGGAAGTTTCTTCGTCGTCCACTTCGATAGCCCACTCTGAACGGTCCACCACATCAAAAAAAGACCACCCTTCAGTTCCAACTATATTAGGTATTTCTGATATTAAAGTCGGTGAACTTGGAGGAGGAGTCGATGGAACTGCTGGGGTTGTGAGGATGTTCTCTGTGCAGTCTGTAACGTAAATACACGCTCGTCCTTCTGGTAATGGGACTGTATAAGAAGACCCTTCAAACGGAGACATTATTACTGTGTGATCCCAAGCGAGAACTCGTTGGGTAACTACAAATCCAATTATGAATACCAGTATCGATACCAGAAATTTATACATCTCACTGCCCTCATGGTTTTGAGCCAGCGGAGAGTCTAGCATTCATTTTTGGCTTTTTGTATGTTTTTGAGACCTTTGCGTCGGGTTTGTACCGGAGGAGATCGGCTTTGGACAGAGGAAACACGCGACCATCGTTACAAGAAAACCAAGCCATTGTGAAGGACCCCCTTTTGAGCGTGCGCCCAACCAGCCTGCAAGCATGGCCGGTCTCAAAGGCTTCTTTCCAGATCGCTTCAATTGGTTCACCTTTTTCTGTCATGTTGTCGGGGGAAGTCTCTCTATTGCGTCCACTATTGCGGCCTCCAGCGACATGCTCTGTACATGAAAATAACTTCCTTGGAGTGTCCATATCTCTATGAAAAATTCTCCGCCCCGCGTGATATACATCTTCACGGAATCGGTGGTCTCCAACAGCTTAATGAAGTTTTCCATTGCGCTCACTTGTAGGGATGGTAGTAATATCAGTCAAATATCGAACCCGGTCCAAAGAGGTGAAGATCCAAGTCTGTCACCAAATTTTGGCAAGCTGCCATTCCTCGAACTGTATTCCCGAATTCATCGATAGGAGGCGACCAGAAAGCCATACTCATCTTTCCGGGGACAATACAAAGCAATCCACCACTCACTCCGCTTTTTGTCGGCAGCCCAATGTCACGAATCCAAGTGCCGCTCCGGTCGTACATCCCACAGCTTAGAGTTAGCGCCAGTGCGCTGGTCGCGCTTTCCACCTCGCAAACATAGTGGCCATCTTCTGCTTTGCCACCTCTACCCAACACTGCACCCATGCGCGCGAGGATACGTGTGTTAACCAGCAGTGAGCAGATTGAAAAATACAATTCAATTACCTTTAGGGGGTCCGTCGTAAGGACCCCCTTGGCTCTTAGCAGATGAGCGATGGCGAGGTTAACGTGCCCACTCGAAAGCTCACTTTCATAGACATTCTGGTCTATTACCAGCTGCTCATCAGCAAACTCTGAAAACAAACTGACCACCTCATCTACTGCACTGCTTCCGAAACGGTCATGCAAACAACCTGTGACTGCAATGGCACCGGCGTTGACCATCGGATTGTGTGGGCGACCGTCAATCATCAGAGCAATACCATTGAACGCTTGGCCACTGGGCTCAGCGCCCACTCGGTTATGCACCTCATCTCTTCCCACTTCCGTTAGCGCCAGCGAATAAGAAAATGTTTTAGAAATACTCTGTATCGTAAAGTATTCATCCACTTGACCGAAGTTTTGCGGTGGCGCATCTATCAATGGATGTATTGTAAAGGCCCAGTCTTCCGGGTTAGCGAGGGCCAATGCCGGGATATAGTCAGCAACCTTGCCGCCAGTGATACCATGTCCCAGCTCGAACGCGTCCTCCAGCATTCCTTTGAAAACTGGGCTGTCAAATTTCACTGTTGTTCTAGGAGCCTGTCCAGTGCTTTGACCAGCCGCTGGTGACTCGCATCAGTAGTTTCCGCATGATTGACCACAAGTCTGCGGATGGCTGCAAAGTCGCCGTCGGGGTGATCGATAACAAATTGGTCCATAACCTGAACAATTGTCTGGTGATCTTTATCATCAGCAACTGCGTGGTCAACGATGCGCTGCCTAAGTTCCTCGGGTGTCATCATGAGTTTATTTTCTCCTGTGCGCTCACTTGTAGGGATGGTAGTAATTGATTATAGAACTAATCGTGGTGGGGGAGGTACCCATCTTCTTCGCCAGTTCTTCATTGCTAAGTTTCAGGGCTTCTTTTCGTAATCGTGTCCTCTCTGCGGCGGCTGCACGAATCAAGTTAATTTCCTCTCTGGTGAATTTACTATGTACTCCCGTCATGGTTCTTCTCGTACGCAATCATTTCCTTCAGTAACTGTTCCAGTTTGGCATGATTGTCTTTCCACATGCGAACCAGCTTGAAGACCTTCTGGAATATTTCAATTCGTATAGATTGGCGTTCTTTCTCCAAGATCATTGGAGTTAGATGAACGATGTTCTGGGATCTGCGTAGACGCGCTATTTCTTCGTCGCGTTTGTCCAGCAGTTTTGATAGATCCAATGCTAGGTGCTGTGCCCTGTCCAACATTGGTTTGTATTGTTCAGCTCGTCTGAGCCTATCTCGTAGTTCGTCAGTATTCATAAAGAAACTCACTGCCCATGGAGAGGATCAATGCATGTAGTCCTAGCACGCCTTACGGTAGGTGCAGACCAGTGAGTTTCTTTATACCTACTCTTTCTGGTCATGTAGTATACGGAAACCGGCAGCATTTTCATGCCCCCCGCCGCCATAACGCAAAGCAATCTCTGCCACATCTACACCAGATCCCTGTCGGGAGCGGAGAGAATAGAGCATCCTGTCAGGCAAGTGGATGTATCCAACGGCATAGCGGCATTCAGGGTACTTCCTGAGTGCTGCGTCACACGCATCAGATATTAAAAACCCCGGTATGTTGTACATCGGTACTATTTCATCAGTAGCGAAGAACTCACGGGGTGGGTGGGAAATGATCCTGTCGATTTGTACATCGAGAAATTTAATGATCGCAGCGCCAAGAGGGATTAGCTGACCCACCTCGAACAGAAACTGCGCCCAGTCTATCCAATCGGGGTACATACCCAATGCTCTATGGATCTCTTTCGTTCCCTTCATATTGAAGCGCCACAAATCACGATCTTGAATGTGGCTGAGCAAAGGGGGAACTGCACGGTCTGGATGGAAATACTTCCACGTAAGAACGGCTCCGGATTGTTCCATGTCGAACTGAACCGTTATGTTTGGGTGGTCTATATGTTCCAGTGCTTGTCTTGCTGTTTTGTGATGATCGAGTACAACGACCTTCGCTACCTTATTACCCAGCTCGATCAACTGGTCGTATGAATAACTGAAGTCAACTATGTAAATAACGTCGCTTGGTCCAACGTCAGGCATAGGCATGTTGTACTGGACTGGGATGTACTCTGCGGTATCTCCCATGGAAATGAATGCAGCTAAGGCTGCACCGGAACCATCGGTGCAATTAGCATGATAAAAAACTTTAACGGCCATGCGCTTGTTTCTCCCGTTTTTCAATTTCCCGTTCTAAATAAAAACGGGCCTTTTTCAAATCTTCAATAGCATCGTGCTTGAGATCGCATCTCCATGCGTACTTTACGACGTTGCCAAGATTGAACCCCATATGTTCTGTAATTTGAATGCATTCCACACCTGATGGATGTTGTGTGTAATGTGGTGGATGATTAACTAAATCTGGGTTATTCATTGAACATAATCCGGGTAGGGGTTCGAATAGAGTATCTTCAGGTGCTACGCAGGTACGAGTACCACACTTAGTGCACTCGTACTCAGTATGGAAATTGCCAACGTCACAAACGACCCAAGTATGTTGGACAGGAGGCCCTGTGGGAGCGACCTCCTGTTTTTCATCACTCATGCTAGTGACGCGAGTCGAGTTCAGTCATCAGCTTGTTGATGTCGCGGTTGATGCGCTTGTTATGCGCCTTCACAGCTTTCGACTTGTCCTTGCCCAGCTTCTTGAGTGCTTTCAGCTCAGCCTGCAGTTCCTGAATGATGAAGAAGATCTCACGATCCGAGATGTTGCCAACTGCCTGTCCATTGTAATAATGGACGGTCTTGAAGCCGTCGCGGTTATTATCGTACGGGGTTTCACTTCCCATTGTTATTTCTCCTTGTTGTATAAATGCGTGCATAGCTGCATTGAGTTTGTCATCGCGGTACTGTGCAGCTTCTTCAGCATCCGCGAAATCTGGTTCTTTCCGGAGGCGTTCACGCAAGTCAACCAGTTCTTCTTCTGGTTCCTGTCCAGTCATCTCCAGAAATTTATAGGGTGGTATCCAGATGCCCATCTCTTCCGGGCGAACCAGCGTAACGTCCCACCCTTCACCAAGCACGCCGCCACGGAGGTCATCCGTAAGCATCAGTTTGGTTCCATATTCAGCGTAATCAGCTACAAAAGATTTATCGACACTAATAAAAGATCGATTCTCAGTGTTGACCGTGCTGTATTTGCCGTTCTTGTGTTTATACCGTGTTGGCATCTCCTTCTTGCTCCATAAGGATGTTGAGAACAGTGGAGGCACAGAGTAAAGTTGACTCACCAGTTGCTGGATCTGTTCTGGTCCCAGCTTCGAAATCGCGGATATAGCCATGTGCCGTTTCCAATAATATCTTGGTTGCTGTGTCTGTCGCCACTACTTTCGGGGAGCTGGTTGTCGTTCCCTCCGGGTACTGCTTGTCCCAGTTGAAAATCAGGGAATCAGATACACCGATTGTATCAGCGAACTTCTTCTTGGACAGTCCGGATGTGCGCCAGCACGCAGCTGCATTGGCTTTGAAGTCAGAAGGGAACGGTGTACGTTTCTTCAGCTTCTTACGGTTTTGCACTACGTCAATCAGGCGTTGAATTTCCTTACCGGTCTTTAAATCTAAATCTTTTACGTTGATTTTTGCCATGCTGTATTTCTCCAAGTTCGTCTTTCGTTATCAAGTTGAGTCGTTGTCGTCGATAGAATTTCCTTATTGCAATAATAAGGGCGGGAACCAGTAACAAGCCGTATCTATACTCCGGCTTCACGGGTAGGTTTTTTGTGCTTGAACTCCTGCACAGTTGGTAATGCTTCGGTTCTATAATCACGCAACTTCGCGTGCTCCGCCCAGTTCAACAGATCGATACCTGAATCTGTAAGTTCGACTTGTATGAAACCGGGTCGTGGATGGAGTTTAACGGCTCCACGGGCCATGAGTGCTGAAACTGTCAGGGTATGACACCCTTTCAGTTTAAGCGGCTTCTTCCCCGACAACGCTCGCAGCGTTGCCAGCATGTTGTTGCTGATGTACTTGTGCTTGTTCATTCAGTTCCTCGACACATTCTCCATCAAGTATAGAATGGAAACCCATCGTGGACTTCGGTAAACGTCCGAGCTTCCCCTTGACCGCTTCTGTAGCGGAGTTGAACAACGTCCATGCAGTTCCCTGTCCGTATTCTTCATGCGAGGGGGAGTCATAGACATTGATGATCTTGCCTACTTCCTGCGTCATAATGTACCCGCTACGGTACATATCAACGATTAGTCGTTCAGCCCTGTTATCATCGAGCTGGTGGGCCTTGTAAGCCTCGTAACGCACCTCTTGGTGCATATACATCCCGTTCAGTTTACCCACACCTTCAGCAAATAGACCCGGCAGCTTATCCATTACGTTCGTGGTGTGCTTGTGCTTGAAATTAATCTCACCGCTAAAAGCCAGATTGTCACAGATAAATACCTGTGCACCGGCAACCATGCTGGCTGAGAAGCTCTTGTTATGGGAGTTACGGAAACCGACTACCAATCCATATTCATCGGTATCGAGATAGTCTGCATCGACCTGTACCAGTCCGAAGTAATTAGCACCCTTGGCTGATACGGCATGTACAGCTTGCTTGATCTGGTACCCGGTACTCAACAGGGTATCCATCATAGTCTGGAAAATGACAGGATGAGGAACTGGATTCCAGATACCTTCCGGCTCCGGCGTCTTCACCATTTGCAGTTCTTCGTACTCCACTTGGTGTCCACCACAGTGAAGCATTAAATTCGCTTTTAGTTCTCTGTTAGCCATGCAATTGTTCCTCTTCTATGTGCGGGTGGTGTTTTACCCATAATTTAAAATCACTCCAATGCCAGCGATCTGGTATGTCTACCATGCGTTTTAACGCTCCGGGTTTTATCCAGAAGTTCTTACTGGTTTTCATATCTCGTTTCGTATTAGGGATAATAAATTCAATGTGATCCAGTCCGTAATACGGTATTGGATAATGGTGAGCATTTGCTCTGGTTCTGAGTCGTAATTCTCCAGTACGCCAGCCGTCGCAGAAATAACCTTCAAGGATATGATATTCTGGAGTTGTAAAACGAGAACCTTCCGGTATAAACATACCAATAAGAAACCGTGCGCTATCAAGGTTCTTGTCTATGAAAAGTAACATGTCCTCCGGTGTTTCCCGTGGGACAATCCAGTTTATCTTGTTAACTAACATAAACAGCTACCTTCTCAACATCTTCATGATTGAGTTCTTTAACAACGTAATACTTGCAGCACCGCATCTTGCTGTTCTTGTAATCTGTAGGAACAGATACAACATCTTTCGGGTGTACTTTGATAAGCATGGTACGGGAACCACCGAAGTGGTTTAGGTATCCACCGGAACAAACATGTAGTCCGCGTGAACAGGTACGAGTACGATCTGCATCGACTTCGTGCCGTGGCATCTCCACTGTCTTACCGGGACTGTTATCAAACCTACCCGAATGACAATCCATGAAATTCTCACGGACTTTCTTATACGCTAGGAAATGCCCATCAATGGTAACTGGTAACTTATTTGTTTCGAGGAAACCATACAGTTCCTGTTTAGAATCTTCTGATGGATTCTGGTTGATGTTGAACAGGAACTTAATCATCGGTTCTGGATCAAATCCCTGATCGCGCATGTCAACGATACGATCAATTAGTGCGTTGTGAACTGGTCTCCATTCTTCAACTCCAGATTCACGGAAGAAGATGTCACGATCTTTCACCATCATGGTGTCTTCATCATTAACCCAGTCCTTGATGGCGCGTTCCTTGTTGATGATAGCCAGTGCTGTTTGCTCATCTCCGCGCCGCAATGCAGCCAGCACTTCTTCTGCAAATTCGAAATCAATCAGTGAACAAGTAGCTATCGCATTGTTCTCAATTATTGTCACTGACTGGTTGTTGATTATGTACGCCATCGTTTTCTCCATGGATCAATTCTAGTACATCCGAAATAAGATGCTTTTCGCGACTATACATATGGTCAAGTACACGAAATACTTTGTACTTTTTTCTGTATTCCGCTTCTTCGATAAGACTGAATTTCTTATCGATATCCCATTTAAACAAGTCTCCACATACATGCCGGTACTGTCGCCTCATATCACTCAGGTTTCTGTACTCCAATGCATACTGGGATACTTCCAAATGATGCCAATCTTCCGGGACATGTTGAGCATATTCTGGCATCCACTTCAGTTCAGATCTGGCTATAAAAGCCATGTTATATCGTTCTTCTGTATCGATGAATTCAATCATTTTGAACCGGACGAATTCTTCTATGTAAGGCAGAGTAATAGATTTTGCCTTATGCATTAAGGACTTGGGTATTCCAACCATCTTTACAGCGTCACCGCTTAGGTTGCACACGGCTCTGTATAAGTCAGCGTGTGTGTCTTTTGCCCACGGTTCGTAGCCGCCACCGGATAATGGTGCCCAGCACGCATTCTCCAGTTCATTTATTTCTTCAATTGTCTTGGTGGCTGCTTCCCATTCATTGAAACCAGTTCTGATCTTTAACTTAACTGGTGCCGTCTTACGGCGTGTACCCTTGGTAGTTCTTTCCAGTTCCTTCTCAGGTGGCATTGGCAGATCTTCTACCAATGAATGATCGAACAGTTGTAATCTCCACATCCAGTTGAGCATCTTGGTTTCATTACGAAACACAACCACATTAATTGATGGATTCTCCAGCAAGTAATGTTTTAATTTATGGTTGCTCATAGGTATGGAAGGATCATATAGCATGATCTTGGCTTCCATAATGCGTTGTGCATTCAAGCTGTGGTATCTGGAATAGTTAAGTCGTAACTGATTATTAGCCGTAAGTGAACCAGAGGAAACTATGTCACATTCTTCTCCGGCAAAATCTGTTGTCAGCTTGGTCCCGCGCCAGTACATACTATCGATGTTAAAGCTGAAGTCGGATGATAGTTCCGTAGCCTTTGCACATGCTTCCAGATACGTGGAGCAATTAACCAGTTCCTTTTCCATATCATCCTTGATACGGTCTTTGACTGCCTGCAGTACAACTTCGATCTTCTTTTGGGATCTTTTGTCATATGACAATGCTTCCCTTGATGCTTGGATATCGATGTCACCAATATTACAAAATACATCTATCGGCTTTTCACGCAGTAATGAACGAAATCGGCTTTGTATTTTTTCAGGTAAAGCCTCCTTATCCATCTTGTATGCAACTGGCCCCATCAGCACATTCATATGTTTCTCATCATATGAAGCATTAGCCCTTAGTCCATACATATCATTCTTGATTGCATAGTCCTGTGGTGAGATGTCTGTGTTGATAGTGTAGGAATCTTCAGGAAAATATTTCAGAACAGCTTGCGCTTTATACCGGAACGTACTGAAGTCTTCGTTCTTTACAGGGATGATGTAATGAATTCCACGAGGTTCTTCAGATGGTTCCGGCTCGCCAGCTGCCTGTATTGATGGTTCACCTTCCTCGTCTATATAGCACAGGAATGTGTATTTCATTCCTTCCCAGTAAGAAACGAGTGTGAATGTATCTGTATAACTGAACGGTGTTTTTGATCCTAGCCCCAGACCACCTATCACAGCATTAGTCAGGTTCTTATCGGACGCGAAGAATGTAGTGAATAGTGTCCCTATCTTTTCAGGCGACATGCCTATGCCATAATCATGGAACTCAAGAGAGGGATTTAATGCGGTGGGGAGAATTATCTGGAAAGGTTCTTTACACTCAGCTTCCCAGTGGGCATCCAGTGCATTACAAGCCAGTTCGCGCATAATAGCTAATGGCTTGTCTGTATATAGATTTGAACTCAGGATCTGAAAGGCTTTTGATGATGCCTCAATCCTGAACTTACTTGATTTTGCTTCGAACGTTGACTCAATTTCTCGTTGCGCGTTGTTAGTCTGCACTGTTTTCTCCTAGTCGTCGTGCCACCATTCCCATATGATCCATAAGCCCCATATGGTTAAGATGAGTAATATTACTTCTTCCCATGATAGCGGCCTGTACATCAGCTTCTCCGGTACATTATTGTCTGGATTGATTTATCCCAGCACGCTCTGCACGCACCGCATTTCTTTTCGCCTGTGCCATCAGCAGGACAGTAGTGGTGAATACCATCATTGTAAGTAGTATGAACATCCCAGTCCTCCTTGCTACAAGTAATTACTTCTGCAGTTGGAAACGTTGTTCGTACTGGATATATTGGATCTATTATGTAATTCGTCAATCTGATAGTCAGGTTGGCTGGTAAATCAAATTTGGCTTCGTGTACCAGCTTGTGTTCTTGTGTCGGAAGCCAGAACTGAACATCCGGCATCCGCAGGGCAATAAGGAATATTCGTAATAGGTGTTCACTGCCTTGTAAATCACCTGAGTCAAACCATCTGAAATGCCTACAGGATGTCGCTTTAATCATTACGATCATTGCTTCTACCCAGCGACCATCGTGTGTTCCTTGTAGACGTTCTGCTTGTTTCTGTCGTACAAGTGGATAACAGAAATGACCTTTACATGCGTAACAGATACTGCAGGTCGTTCCTTTTTGTGCCCGGAGTTTCGCTCCAGTCACGCAATTCTTTGGATCTATGCCCCAAGACGGGCATGGCATTTTAGATGGGTAAGATAGTGTTCCTGTTATTTCTTTGGCTTCTTCATAGGTTAAGGTCATTCAAGCTGTCTACCCACGATTCTTCAGTCGTTGTGAACAAATCGATTACGATTGGATCTGTAAGGTGCATCTTCCATTCGTCGTTGATGAATATCAGGCATCCTTTAGGAAAGCCAGCTACAACAGCAATAGGTTGTTTATTATGATAAGCCCTATTCAACCAATGCTGCTGCAGCTTGCTTAGGTTAGGTTTCTTTCCGGTATCACACAGGTCAACGTAAGTTGGTTTATTGTCATACCACTTATATTCCACCCATATGTGACCGGCATTACCTTCGTAATAATAATCAGGGGTGCCATTAACAGCGGTGAGACCCATGGCTTGTTTGTAAATGTCCTTGTTGAGTTTCCGGTGGATTCGATCTATGAATCTTGATTCCGGCTTGCTAGGCATTCTTAAACTCCACGATCTCTGCGGGGGGATTAACTGCTACCGTTTCCAGTAGCAGTTGTTCCCGCATTGCTATTTTAAACTGCGCCCACGATACTGGATGCTCGGTGAAATCTTCAGGCATTAGGGCATTACGTCCGAAAGAGAACATGAACACCGTTCTCATGGCCGCAGTCATTTCGCTGTGGCTTTCTCGATCTTGGCTACCACGCGGCCAAGTGCTGTAGCTTCTTTCTTCAGCATACGATCAATGCCAGTGACAACCTTCTGAGCTTCACGAAGGTCCTTGTTTGCTTCAGTCCGACTGCGCCGAATCTCAGCCATCCGTCCCCGGATAGCCTTGGCTTCTTCACGCAGTGGCTTCACATCGATTTTCTTTGCCATAACTTTTTTTGCACTCCTTACTGGTGCGTTGAGAATGTGGGAGTCAGCCCGTGTGGGCTTACTCACCTCCGTGCCTGACGCTTACGGGCAGGTGCTTTCTTACGAGCAGCCTTACGCTTTGGTGCAGGCTTGTCAGTGTTGCCACTGGCAGCAGCTTCAAAGCCTGCTTCCAGTACTGGTTTGGCATCATCACGACGCATGTAATGCTCGCGATAATTCGGATTCGGTTTAAACTTACCGAATGACGTAGTGAAACCCTTACCGGCCTTCACGATACCGACTTCAACGATGGCACCGACTGGCGGCTTCTTGAAACGTGCTGCCACTGCCGATACGAATGTACTGAAGCTCTTTAGTCCCATTGGACTGATGCTCAGATAACGCAGTTCTTCATCCTCGTCTGCATCAGGCGGAACAACTGCAACCAGAAAACGATTCTGACAAGCTTTGCCAGCACCCGATTCGGATCAGGAGCCAGCGCCCGGATGTCCTTGCCAATAGCCCAGCAGTCAGGCGGGACAATATTGTTTTTGTCATACGGGTCGATGTAGAACTGGTTGGACGAAATGTAGTCAACCACGACTACTTCCATTGGAGGTTCAGCTTGGCCAAGACCGGGAATTTCAAAGAACAAGCCGTTGTCTTGGTCCAGCTTGATTTGGTCACTACCGACATTAGTGATGGTACTGTTGATGTTGCGTGCTTCTTCCTCCATTTGCTTGTCGATATTAGCCGGAAGGTTTGTGCCGCTCTTGTGAGCTATAGCCTTTTTGCGTGTTGCCATAGTTATACATTCCTCAATGAGATTGATGTAAGTTCAAATTTCTGCACACCCGGAGGCGGATTACCACCACGGGCATTTTCCAGATATTCACGGAAAGCAAGTTGCGAAGGACGACGCTCAAGCATGTAGAGTCGGTTGGTCTTACGCATCCAAGCGTGGAATCGATCCCAGTCCTGAACGTCGGCTACTACTGTATGTTTGATTGTCGCTGATGCTGTTTCGGAAGCGGCCTTGGTTTGTCCTGTGGCTTCCAATGCAGAAATTAAACTCTGTTCCAGTTCGTCGTATTCCGCTTTCAGTACCTTGTCTTCTTTCGCTATCGCTCGTCGTTGCTCTCGTACGTCGTGCATATCATCAATCAGTTCCCCGATTGCTTTCGTCATATTACACCTCTAGTTGGCCGATGCCAATTTAAAAATTGGGTCCCCCGTAGCTGGATCAATAAGGCTCAGCATGATCTCCGGAGAGGGCAGGAAAAACAGCGGCACAATCGGGTTCTGGTCGGTACCGTCACCCTGTGTTGCTATTACTACCATGTCTCTGGATTCAAGCTGCACTACAGAAGACATAAATCCGTGATCGATAATTTCACGGACGATATCGCTTACCTGCTCAGTTAACTGGTCAGGAGTAAGATTATTTGGAATACTCATCTGCATAGCCACCTTCGGCTGCTAGTGGGATATCGGAATACCAGTCCTTGCTGGTCTGGAATATTTCTAGTCCGAAATCCAAGGCGGCTTGCGCTTTACGAGTCGGTGCTAGATAGACGGCTTCGTCGTGCGTCATCATAACAACTCTGTAATGTTCTGCAATCTCCAGCATCTGATTGGCTACGATAATTCGAGCTATAGCCTGCGTCAGATTCTCTGTAAACAGTCCTCCATATATTTTGGTGTACTTGTGTCCGTTCCAGTACTGGAATCCGTCACCCATATTGTCATAGGTGCGTTTCTGTCTGAGTTCTGGATACGACAGGGACAATCCATTTGGCATCTGAACAGATTCTAATGAGAATGTAATCAGACCCTCTTTCAGCTCCCGTACCTGATCCTTCTCCATGGCGTGCAGCATGGATTCCATGAATTTCCAGAATGTAACGATCTTGTCATTCCGGTATCTGTACAGGTTTACGGCATCCTGCGATTGCCCATCAGTGATCTCAACCTTGGCACCCATTGAACCGGATGCCAGCGTATATTTGTATTTCGCCCACCCCATTCCGAAGCCCAATCCAAGCACTCCCACCTTACCTACGAATCGTTCTCGTTTATCTTTCTTATGGACTGGATGTCCAAATAATTCCGTGGCGAACTCACAGTACGGATCTCGTTTAGGATCGCCAAAGACTTCCAGTAGATCCCACTGTCCTGCCAGCCACGCCACCACACGTGCTTCGATCTGCCCAGAGTCCACTACCACCAGCTTGTAGCCGCGTGGAGCTTTTATACAGCGTCTGAGGACGCCTTCTCGGGGGAAATTCTGGGGGTTCATGGAGTCCCCACCTGTCCAGCGGTATGTATGTGCCTTGCCATAGTTCAAATAGATAGGCAGGGCAGGGCGGGCATGGAGCAGCAGCTTCGTTGCCTTGGACTCCTCCACGGTTGATTTAACCACCAGACGGGCTTCACAGACCTTCTGTACATGCTTGTCCGGGTGCATCTGTAGTTCGAGGAAGGCGAGGTCATTCTTGGCGAAGGCAGGCTTTACGTTGCCCTTGGGGGTGGTTTTCATGGGGACTACAACCCCCATGCCTTCCAGAGCTGTTTTGAGCTTCAGATCAGACGATAAAATCTGTCTGGCCTGCTCCATTCGCTCATCCCCTGTGATTTTACGGGGGATGCCGAAGTAACTGGCTGTATTCTTGATAACCCGTAGGTTATGTGCCCGGACACGCTCCAGCTCCGCCTGAGCCATCTTCTCATCGACTTTTAATACTGGTTCGGTAAACATCCTCACCGTTAAGTCGATCAAGTCTAGCTCATCTTCTGGGAAGCCCTCTTCCCACATGGTATTCAATATCTCCAGCGTCAGGTGTACGTCCTGCTTACAGTACGCTGCAAGTTGTTTCTCCAGAGCCGGTGGGAGATCCCGAATGCCCTTGGTTGCCATCAGGACATCTTTTAACTTATTGCCCAAGCTGTAGTAGCTGGCAACGTCATCCAAGGAATTCCCCACTGTATGGTCAATCCACACACGAGCCATGCTCAATGTGTCTAGGTAATAGGCTGGCTTGTGTCCAAAATGATGGCTCAGGATCAGTCCATCAAACTGGGTGTGGTGACATAGGATAGCTGTGCTATTCCAGTCAATCTTACCGAGTTCCGATTCGAGTTTATTGTTAGTAATCCAACGCCCGGTCTTGTTGGTGCTTTTTTGTAGCCCGACACCATGCGCTTTGAACCGTTTGTCACGGATGTATTCACTGGTGCTCATTTTTTTCAATGTGTATTCCACATCGAAATAAGTTTCCCAGTCTAAGCCAAGGATCTGTTTGATCCCGCGCTTCTGCAAAAAGAAAGGAACTTTCATTATTTAGGAGGTGGAAGTAGGTGTTTCATCGTTTCCAGAGGCGTTGTTGTTGTGGTCTGTACAACTCAAGGATGTTACGCAGCAGGATGGAAACTCGGATTGCTACTACCAGTCCTACGCTCAGGTTTATTAGAAATTTGTACATAAGTTTGTTCGTCCCATGAAAGTGTGCGGGCTGTGATTAACTCAAGACCCCACAGTCTCATCATGTGTCGCCATACTTCTCGCGGCGCTCCATTCACAACTGCGGTGTGAGTCATATCGTAGCCCTTGAATACAACGGCAATACAATCCTGTTTAAGCATTCTGTTTCTCCCTTGCTCTGTACTCTGTATTAATGCGTCGCTTTATTCTGGTTAATGCCGATTTATAACGTGATGTCATCATGTGAGGTTGATTGAAATGAAGCCACAATGCACGGAACTCTATATCTGTAGCTTCGCGCATTGCAGAAGTAAGATGTCGTTTAGTGGCCATCACTCAAGGAATCCGAGTAATGCATCCATACGTACAGCCTTGCCTTCCATTACTTGGAAGACATGCTCATCAGCAGTACCACGCGCACAGATACGGATGTTTTCGGTCAGGTATTCCTGTCCTGCCCTGTAAATACGGGCAAGACCCTGCCGCATTATGTCCGGCCTATACGTCGGGGACGCCCATATGGAGGCAGTAGCTTTCGTAAGGGTAAGTCCATGAGCCGCCGACTCGGGTTGGAGGAAAAGAACTTGATACAACCCTTCTTGAAAGCCATGTACGATTTTCTCTCGTTTTCTGTCAGGAACAGCGCCATAAATTGATTCATAAGTAATTCCCAGTTTGTCAGCTCGTTCTCGTAATGCGTGTAATTGATGCTCCCATTGAAAGAATACAATACTGTGTTCCCGCTCTTGCACTAGTTCCATGACTAGCTCGGTTCGTTCGGGATGTAGTTGTACTTTTTCTCCTTCACGGGAGTAAACAGATCCAGATGCTATCTGTACCAGCTTGTTAGCCAGTACAGCAGCATTGGTTGCCATTACCGTATGACCTTCGGTCTCAATAATAGCGTGCTGTCTCATTTCCTCGTACTGTTCGCGATGCTTTTTACTTAATTCGAAATACTTCGTTCGTTGTACGTTAGGCGGAATGTTCTGACAGTCTTCAAACTTGTGACGTATGGTGATATCAGCTATCAACCCTGCAACTGTGGTGCTTGCATCCGGCTTGTCTGTCCATTGCCTGTGTTCAGGACGTGGACCTACCTGTTTCACATCACACATCTGGCTACGGAACTTATAGTAACTCTGTCCCAGCCGCTGGCCGCGATCCAGAAGAAACATCTGCATCCACATATCCAGCACGCCTTTCGGCATTGGTGTACCGCACAGTAGCCGTCTGTAATCAAAAAAGTCAGCTACCTTATTGGCAGCTTTAGATCGTTGGCTCTGTGGATTTTTATAGGCAGTAGCTTCATCTACTACCACTTCATCAAATTTATCAAAGAAACTTTTCGGTTGCTTGGCGAGCCATGTCACTGCATCCAGATTAGTAATGTAGATATCTACATCTGAATCGAATGCTGCTTTTCTATTAGCAGCCGTGGCTACTACATAAGTAAATTCTGCTGGGAAGAATGTATCAATGTCATCTCCCCATGCTACCTGCATGACCCATGCTTCTACTTCAGATCTGGTTTTACCAGTACCGGGGTCTGAAGCATCATAGGTACAAGGATTTTCTAGTAGGTGTGTGCGTGTCTCTATTTGGTTTTCGTAGAGCGGCGCAACACCCGGTGCATCGAATAACTCAAAAGCGTTGGTCTTGACGGAAACCTTCGCCGTTCTGCCAATTCTTTTCTTTTTTGAAGGGAGAGGTGTTGCCTTTTTTCGGCGCGGAGTTGGCTGTTTGTTTTCCGGGTCACGTACTTTCCATCCCATTATAAAAGATCTAACCTCATGTCCAGTATGTTGTCGTAAGTTTCCATGGCAGTCAGCTGCGTATGCAGTAGACGTTGATGGTCAAACTGCAACGTATGGAACATGGGAGACTGCAGGAAGTCTTTTAATGCTTTGATCTTTGCCTGTAGCTCGTCCTGTTCGACGACTACGCGCATTCGTAATGTACTCATTTACGATACAGCTTTTTTCTTCAGTATTGATTCAAATATCTGTGCCTGTATGGAAAACTGGGCGCAGTATCCGCTGCCGGGTATATACTCGTGTGGTTGCCATGCCATGCAATTTTCAGCGACACAACGCATTTGTATCATTGGACATTGCTTGGTCTTTGCTTCCTGTGTGGTCATCACTTTAACTTCTCCAGCATCTCATGCCACTTCACTTCAGGAAGTTCTGTAGGATCAGGTGGATTAAGCGTGCAGTCACCAGTACCGCATACCCATTTGTTTGCACCTGTTCTATATGGACAGAATCGGCAAGCATATGTAGATGGATTTGCCTTGTACGTTACATCAGTCGTAAGCGCACGTCCTCGCTTGTCAAAGCTCTCAAGAAATCGCAAGCCTTGTCTACGCTTGTATTTCTGTGATGCGAGTTCATCCTGATCGAGGTACCATATTTCTGTAGTGATGAAATCGGTATCCGGGTAGCGTAACAGCGTTGCCAGCTGGTACAGTTGAATCTGTTGTCCGTGTTTGATTTCATTGCCATAGCGTTTACCTGTCTTGAAATCGATAGCGACAGCTTCGTAGTCGTCGATCCACACTAGAAGGTCAATGATAACGGTAAGCCATCGGTCTTCCAGACTTACTGTAGGATTCCAGTCTTCATCGAAATACCACGTTTGTTCAGATGAAAACTGTTCATCGGTCAATGCACGCGCATGTTCGAATTCAGTCTCGAAGTTTTTCAACTCCGGAATCATCTTATCCGTTTTATGCTTTATGTAATCTTCACCAGCCTCGTGGACTCGTGTTCCTCGATCAGCAGCCTTGTTACCATCAGGTCTGCGGATCTCAGGCAGCTTTTCATCATAGGCAAGCTGTCCACGTTTGTGGCACGACTCATATACATTTAGACGGCTGAATGACCAGCGATCAATCATCCTGCCACCTCTTTAATTCTTCTTTTGTGAGTGAACCGAATCCTTGCTTTGGCATACGGTTATACCGTTCCTGCAGGATGGTTCTGAGTAATTCAGAACGGCTGGTTTCGTGAAAGTTTACCTCGGCGTCGAGGCGTGTGAGCAATGGCTCGGTGATCGTTATATTGATGCGTATCATGTGGGGCTATTATCCACACGAGTATTGTGGGGGTCAACTGGTTATTGACTTTCTTGCTAATGCCCTGTCGATGGCATTTGTATAGCATTTCAGCTCTTCTTCAGCCTCGATCAGGGCAGTCTCTGTATTACACAGGTGCGACCAAAGCCGTAGTAATGCTGCTGTTGCTTCTGGGTCTTCCTTCAGGGTAAATAATAGTGATTGGTAGTCTTCTAGTCCGAGCATGACTCACCTTCAAATACAACGCAGATTGGAGCTTTCTCATCCAAGCAGGCTGCTGATTCTTCTATGGAGTAAGCTGGGATATGCAGAGCTGAATTTATTTTAGTGAGTCGTACAAATGCTCCATGCTTATCACTCGGTGGTATTACTATTTCAGCATCAGGATGCATCTTTTGTAACGCTATTATGGCTTCTTTTACTTTCATGGGTCTTTATCCGTGTCGCGTGCAATTTCCTGCCGAATTATTTCAGCGGATTCTACGCTGCCTTTTGCTACAATGAGATTCATGGCAGCTTGCATTCCACTATAGAAACCGATGTCATAGACATCTTTATGTTTTTCATGGATCTGCGTGCTACGGAACCACTCATCTGATAACTTCATGCCATGAACTCCTTATCAGTTACTTTCTTTGATACGACTTCACCTACACCCATTTTTTTATGCAGAAATCCTTCTGCTTCATTTAATGTAGTGAAGAATACGAGTCCACCATTCTTATCGTAATAGCGGCACCATATCCAGCTAAAAAAGACAGTACGTTCAGGTATGAATACAGTTGGGTAGTCACCTAGTCCGTAACCACAAATGCGAAAACACTTAGTAACCCCCATCCTTCTCATCTCCCATCGCCAGAACCTCCTCCATAACGTCTTCTTCATAATCCACCAATAATGCGGTTACGTCGATAGCCTGTATGGTCATCTCGTTTATTTCTACAGTAGCTGGTTCATCAGGTTCCAGTTGTACCCCACTACCTTTCTCCCTTGCTCCATGGGAAGCGGGATAATAAGTATAGTCAACTTCAATCTCTACGCCTTCACGGGTCACAGTGGCAGTTTTCCTAGTGCTCTTCACTGTCGTCACTTCCCTGTCTGTTACGATCAGCAACTCGTGCAGCCATAGCATGACCCAACAGGTTATAGATTTGTTTATCTATATCTGTCAGGTCATCAGAATTCATGTAGTTATATTCGCACCAGAGATCTATCTGAAACTGCATGATGCGTTGCTGGATATCTAGTGTGTTAGTCGCCATTGTTTTTTCCTTGGTAATACAAACTGGTTATACAGTTTGATAGTTTCGTCGTTACGTCGTTCGGGATAATTCTTACAGTGGTTACATATATGAGCCTGATTCTGCTCTACAGGTTTACCGCAATGCTTGCATGGGTCGCCTTTCTTAGCTGCCATCGTTGTATTCCTTCAGCCATGGATAGTCATCACAGATTGCTTCCCATACTGTTTTTCGTTTCATCCATGACACGAGCATTGATAGCATGTTCAGTTGGCTCTGAACTTCTATCTTATCCAGTTTCAGGTTCGCTACTTCTCGTTCCAATTCAGTAATACGTTTTTCGTAATCAAGTAAGTTCATGTCGTTTCCATAACTATGCTGCAGATGATGTCCTTACAGCAAACTACTATCACACGAGGCAGCATCGAGGACATCTTGTGTAATGATGCTGCAGCTCACCACCCATTATTGTGCCTCGTGCTATTAAGATCCCGTGCAGTGATATGTAAGCTCGCGTATTAGCAGGGAGGCCTATTGCGATAACGGAGGTACTATATTTACACGGGAATTAGGTGGCAGCTGCACTGCGTCATGCCCACACAACGTCAGTGCAGCACGTAGATTAGGGAGGTAATCTACGTTGCCATAAGCTATGGTAATTCTATCGTCACTCCCATCTGCTTTAACCATAACTTGGCAGCAGCACGGGTATTCAAGTCATATTGCTTGGATATGAATTGTCTGAACAACTCTGGATCAGTTACATACTTCTTTGGTCTTGCTCCATGGAAGTTAGCAAATTTCTCATACTCTTCCCGGCAAGCACGTACTTTGTCTTTATCTACAGGTTCTTCATTCGGAGACATGTCATTTACCCGGCGTGCAAGGCTACTTATTTTTTCGTTACTTTGCGGATCAGTCAGTTCTTCCATTGCTTGATGTTTCCTCGCATCCAGTTATTTCACACAATGCTGCTACGAATTCTTCTGCATAGACCATTAACAGAAGTATTCCGAATATCACTACTGCAGCCAGTAATATGTCACAACCTAGAGTCAAGCTCGGTTTGTAGGATTTGTATCCACGTTTTGTCATGGTTGGATCTCCCCTCTTCGATCATTAGTATTGTATTTATTAGATGTTGCGTTGTCATCTTCGTGACATGTACTTCCTGTCCTTCCTTGGTAGTCCAGATGTGTTGTTCTATCTTGCGACGGGATATGAAATCAAGATGGTCGTCATACATGAGTGCCATCTCTAGGCACCAATCAGCCATGTCACCCATGTTATTACCTCATTATGAAATAGGTTGCCAGTGCTCCTAGTGCTGCACCTATTATTCCAAACAGTGCGAATGAGAAGATGACGCAGGTTTCACCGCAATTATCACGGTCACTGAAGTTATCTTCTTCCGGGTATTGCGGACGTTCGGGCATTGGGTGTTGTTTAATCATTTTCTGTAAGCCTCCAACCAGCGGATGGGCTTGCTCTTACGCCATTTTCTTACGTTGCGTATAGCCCAGAAGCTGTGTGATGTACGTTTGCCATTTGTATCCCGTACTGTACGGGGTAGACATCCCAGTGAGTCGAACGCATTAGAAAGTTTCTTTGTTGTTACGCCTTCCCAGCCTTGATGTTTTATCAGATCTGATGGTTTAACTATATCTTTGTGGAATGGTGGTTGTCCATGTTCAATCGACTCCTTCAATACCATTTCAAGATCTGTAGACCCTAATTCTGTAATAAGTTCTTTATACGCATTGGTAGGTGGTAATGCTTTCGGATTGAATTGTGATACGTCATAATTCAATAGATAGTCAACCACAATAGCCAGTCCACCTTCGTCTTCCAGCCATTTATACAGGTTGATGTAATAGGCTTCTTCCTTCTTCTCTACATCGCACCAGATGGTGTAGTAACGTCCATCACCACGCGAAATTTTAAGTGCGTTACGGTGATTGGACATGAACACCGCTTGCACGAGATTAGGTGTTTCGTAAAATCCTTGCCCAAACATACGTACCCGTAATGAGCTAGGAGGTGCTGCGAGCATTGGCTTGAGCTTGTTTTCAATGTTGAGTTTGTCAAAGTTCTGGCATTCCTGAAAAACTACAAGTTTCGTATGGTGCAGGTAATTAGTATATGTTTCCTTCAGCTCTTCAGCAGACGGCTCGGATACGTTGTAAGAACCTAAGCTGCGCTTGAGCGGCTCTAAAAGCGTGTCCTTTCCTATCCTCGGTGGTCCGCCTATCAGCAACGCATGATTGATCTTTGTTCCCTGATTCTGCAGCGTGTACGCTGCCCAGCTTAGAAAGTGCTTTGAATCGTTCTCGTCCATCAAGTAGGACAAATGATCTAGCCATGGTTTGGGATCTCCTTTAACAGGTGTTACGTGTACCTCGTCCTTCCACATGTTGATGATTACCAGTCCATTCCACGTTGTGATGCGTGGTTGTCCCGGTATGTACGCCATGTTGTCTGCTTTTATCAGATCAGGACGTCTGAACATGAGTGTAGTAGCCAAAGGGCGCATGTGTATGTGCGCGTACGTCCTGTTTATGGATTCGATCTTCAGAACCTGACCTGTCACCAAGTCATAAAAGCGATCAGCGTCCTTGTGATATATGTAACGTCGTACCAAGGCATCAGCTGATCCATCATCATCTTTCGCTTCTGTTATGAACTCGGCATCATCTACGTCTAGGTTGATATCCAGTGCTGCCTGCAGGTCAGCCAAGTTACGATTCGCGCAGTGCTCATGTTGACAGCGGAATGCGTGTTGTGAAAATCCACTGTAATTAGGCAGCATGAATACAGTGCCTGAATCAGTTTCATTGGTATGTTCATGTACCCATGGACAGGTGATGTCGTACTTGCCGGGGTTGAGCTTGGATTTCACATAGCCATGTTCATATAGCTTGGCAAGGATTACGTCATCCTTGGGGTCGTCCGGTGTTTGTGCACTTTCCTGCTGTTCGAACTTGATCTTGGGGAGTTCAGCTATTTCCTCGTACTCACCATCTATCATGCCAATGCGATCTTCCTGTTTGATTGGACACTTGGCTCTAGGAGTAATTACAGGATCAGATATATAAATAGGTTGTTGAGGGTCATAGATCTTGGCGTCTACAATCCCACTGGTAGAAGCCCATGCCTTGATGGTCTCCAGCGTAGCGGCACTTTCACAGATGCCAATGATACGGATATTGGCTTGGTTAGGAATCTTGCCTGCTTTCGAAGTCCAGTAGTAGATAAGTTTGGTGTTCTCAAGTTGCGTGAGACCACGCTTAACCAATACTTTAACTACTTCTCTGGCTCCTGCTTCATCATAGGTGAGTCCCGGAAGGATCAGTGCGTCGATATCAAACACAATGAGGGAGGCAGCTCTTGCGATCAACGTTGCAGGCTGATCCTCCCGAGAAACAGATCGGCGCTTTAAGAGATCGGTATCTCCATGCTCAACCGCATAAGGGGTTGGTGCGCCATACACGAAGAAGTAATAACTACATCTTCTTAGTTGCTCCATATCTACAAGCAGCTGCTCAATAGTCGTGATAGGCAGCTTGTAGAATTGAAATTGGTAATGCTTCTGGTAGCTAGATACTTCCCAGTTGCCTTCCTTGTCGATTTTTATCGTCTTATTACATGGCTTATTAGAGCGTAGGACGGTGATGTAATCTTCAATCGGGTCATTAATAGGTAGCAGCAGTGAGCTGGACAGCTCACCGTCCTTGGTCTTCCATGCCATGGGGCCTCCCTCGGCGGGTTGTGTTTTTGTGAGCGCTCAGTCTACTTGTTCTTCAGTGTCCTGTGAAGCTCAGATTTCAATATTCGTAGCTCAGCATAGCGTTCATGGTATTGCTGCCAGCTAAGTTCTTGTTCTTGTACGATCATGGACGTTGTAAGACTGCGTGGTTCTCCTATGTTTGTTTTTATGTCGTCGTAGGTCAGGCCTTCAGCAAACAACCACTCGTCGAATAATTGTTTGAAAGGAACAGGATGATGGTCAACGTCGAAATCTCCAAAAGTAACCAGTTCTCCTGATATTGCACAGCGTAGTTCATCTAATGCAGTTACAAACTCACGTATCTGAGATTTTATAGCTGTCCGCCCAGCTGCCAGTGCATCATCTTTATTAGTGCGTGGTGTTACACAGGCACGCCATGAGAAGTCATTTATTTCCCCATTGTCGTACTCCATCCAGATTTGTTTCTCACCGTAATCACCACGTCTGACAAAGAAATGCTTTATAGGATGAAGCAACTTGTGTTCAGCGTGGCGATGTCTGTCGTGGATAAGCCACCAGAAGAAATTGGTGTCCTGAGGAGTCATGGGTTTATTCAATTTAGCGGCATTTACCCGGTTTCGAATCTCCTCGATCAGGGCTTTCTTGGTGGGGAATTCATAGGAGCCAAATACTATTTTCATAGGATGTACTACCGTGAAAATGATGATCGTACAATGGTAGTACATTTGTACGATCATCGAGAAAATGTACGATCGTACAAGTACTGATGATCGTACATCAGCAACTTGTTGATTTATAAAGCAGAAGGGACTGATTTGTACTACTGTACTACTATACCTATTGGTTTATAAAGGTACGTATTAGTAGTACTAGAGGCCCCCCGCACACCCTCTAATACGTACTCCACCTATAGAAGGGGTGTTTGGATCGTACAAACTAGGGTGCTTTTGCTTTATGGATCAATGCTTTAGGGTCTAAAAAATGGTCGTACATACAATCGTACATTTCAGACCCCACTGTACCCCGGTGCCGTGAAGGATTAAGCCCCCGGATCTCTCGATCCGGGGACCCTTGCCTTACGCCATTACGGGATTGCTATCCTCGTGAAGAGCAGTCTGCAGCTCCTGTGCTTTTGCAATCTGAGTTTCCACGTCAGTGCGGTATTGCACAGCCAGTTCGTCTGCCCTGTTCATGATTGCTTCGAAAGCCTTCACGTTAGCAATGAGGTGAGCTTTCTTGCTCTTCCTGCGGTTCTGTCTCCACAGTTGCTTGCTCTTCAGTGCATAGGTTTCAGCCTTCTCGGCAATCTTTTCCATGGTGCTGACTGCATTCCAGTCTGTGATGGGAAAGTTGAGTTCATAGTTGCCATCGGTACGTTGATCCAGCTCTCCAGCTGCCTCATCAGCGAATTCCACGGCTCGCTCAACTTCAGGATTAGTCACAGTTTCCAGATCTTCCGTGGCTTCTTCGATAGTGATGCCCATCATCTCGGCATACTCAGCGATTTCATCTTTCGGAGTTTCTGGTTCGGTTTGCAGTGCAGCGATGACATCAGCATTCAGCGGAAGCAGATCTTCCTTTGTCTGTGATGCCGCCCAGTTGTACAGATTCTGCAGCTCATCAACTGAAGTCTCTGTACGCTTGATGACCTCTACGAGTGCATCTTCACGCTTCTTCTGGTTACGTTCCTGTGCGTCTGCCAGTCCAGCGTTCTGATCCAGCATACGGATGATGCTACGAGCCAGCTTGAACTTGTAACTCCAAGCCAGTGAAGCAAACAGGAATGTCTTGTAGCTACGCTGATGCAGGTCCTCAATATCCCCGAACTGGGAAATGACTTCCTCAATCTGTGTAGCTTTCACCATCTCTGCGTCCACACCGTCATGTGTGTAGCCATTAATGGTGTTCTGCTGTGTTTCTTCGTTCATTTGCGTTTCTCCATGTTTCAGTTGGTTTAGGTTAGTACTACTTTATAACCAAGCGATGATGCTGCTGGTTATTTCAGCGATCTGAGCATCAAGCTCTTCAGCACTGAATTCGTTGATGCACTTCCCTGTGCGTTGTTCAATCTGGTCCAGTATGTCTTCTGGACTATCAGTTGTTTGCAGTCCTTCGCAGTAATGTTGGAACTGATTTGAGCCTATGGGCAATTCCATCCAAGGTGCCTCCTATGGATTTCGTGGGCTTGATAAAAGAGCGAGTCAGGAATAACAGACCACTCAGCATCAGTCCGCTGCCCATTGCAATGAGCATTCCGGACATGGTTCCAGCGAACACAGCTACAAGCCCGAAGGTCATTGCAGCATCGAGACCACCATCAGCGGCTCTACGTGTCTCCCTGAATTTGAACAGCTTGAATGCACCGATCTTCCACAGAACGATGTACATGCCAAGCGCAGTTAAAAGCATAAATGTGAACATTTACGGTGCCTCCTCAATGTCAGCTTTGAGTATTGTGGGAATCCTGTAGTTGTCATCTACGTCTATATCGTAGACAACAGGTTTCAGTTTGGACTTGCAGTTCTTGCACAGATCCACCCACGGATAGTCAGGCCACTTGGGACTGTAACCAGTCACCAGATCCTGAATGCGTGTGAAGTTTCCGCAATGACAACAGTGTTCCCATTGCTGGCCTTCGTCATCAATGATTCCAGACATGGCATTTCTCCAGCGATCTTGGTCAGGCACAACACCCAACCTTCACCACACACCGCTCACCTGCGCGAGCTTGCGAGTCGCACACACGATTGCCTTGGACTCGCACGAACCACACCTAAACACCCACACCACACCAACACCTCTACACTTTCGGGGAAGATCAAAAATTTGAACCACCCCCTCCCCTCTTAACACACCAAGGAAATCAAGAGCTTAGGAAAAAAGCGCCAGAAAGAAGGCTCTACGCCCCGGTCCGGGCCTCGTTGCATCCGTGCTCAGGGAAACTAGTTACTGTATATCCATACAGTAGCCCACTCAGGATCAGGCCCCACTGTGACCCGGCTCTGGCCGACGAGCGGAGCGAGTCGATGTGCTGCGCTGGAATCGAAGATTCCAGCACGGCAGCACGGATGAACGAAGTGAATCGATTAGATAAGCCGAGGAACAAAGTGACGAGGTCATTGATTGTGGAACGAAGAAAGGAGCCGCCTGGAACACGGGGTTATCGTGTTCCAAGCGGCGAAGGTGAAGTTACATCCGTGCGAGTTTGAAGCGCAGTTTGAAGATCCGTCCGATGCGGCGCAGGGTCAGGGGACGGGATGTCAGGTAAGACAGGTGCATCTTGTAAATGAGCTTGTGCATGAGTGCCTCCAGCAGCGGGTTGATGTACTTGTAAGTGATGAGGATAACGACTGCGGATGAGCAGCCGACGAGCAGTGCGTAGTAGTCGATCATAGCGATACTCCTAATGAACGTAAGGTGTTAATGACTGCAGTGCCGATGAAGTATCCGGCGATGCAGCACAGGGCGAAGATGAGTACAGACATGGTGTGCCTCCTAAGCGAGAACATGGTAGATGCCGATGAGCAGCAGCAGTTCGAGAACTGTGATGCCGAGGAATACGGACAGGTTAAACAGGAAGTCAGGGTTGGTACGCATAGAAAGCCTCCCAAGGTTGGGGGGCACGAGGCCCCCCGGATGGTTAGATGAGTGGCTCAACGCGGGGTGCGCGAGGTTTCAGATCATAGCGTGCATACTCTGAATCACCCTCGTGCCCCTTGGTGTAATTAAGCCAGATGTTCAGGACGTTGCCCTTGAACGTGACGTGGCCACGCAGGGAAGGGTGAGTAGAGTCGCTCAACTCAACCTCGTGCTGTGTCCACTTAGAAGCACCGTACTTGCGGAAGGCGACGTATGGCACGCCGTCCTCTACGGAGAGCTTGACTGCATGGGTACCAGCGCCACCGGTCTCTGACCAGTTGCCGCCCCAGTCAGCAGTGCCTGCGAACAGGGAGCCATGCAGAGCTTCGAACTCAAAGGATTTCTCGGACATAATAACTACCTCCGTAGTCTGGGGACTGCGAACACAGCCCTATCACCAGCTACAAACGACACGGCTCACGTGCGTGAGCTTGCGAGCGCAATTAAATAGGGTGGACCCTTGGGTCCCTCCGCTTGTCTTTGGGGAATACGAATCCGAAGTGGGGGGTGTCTGTGGGGAAGCCCCACACAGTACACCAGCCGGTAACTCAGCTAATTTTTTTCAAAATTTTTTTAAAAAATTCCACGGCAGTAGCCCAAAAGAGATCCTGCCATTACCCCTGCCATTACCCCTGCCATTACCCCTGCCATTACCCCTGCCGTTCTGTTTGTAAATACCCTGTGCTTGGCAGCGGCTAGCCTGTGCTTAGCAGCGGCCAGCTTGCTTTTTACGCTAAGTTCATCTATTTTCTCGCAATATGGCTAAAAACGCAGACCTAAAAGTTGCCACCGGAGTCACTCCGCAAGAGGAGCGCATGGTATATGCAGTTGCTCAAGGGATGACTTATCGCGATGCTGCTGCGGAAGCTGGTTTTGAGTTCAAGGATTCCTACCGTGGTGCAAAGCGGATTATGGAGAAACCTGAATGTCGTCAGTTACTTCGAAGAATTCGCGCAGAGATTGCAGCACGGTCAAAGATCACGCAGGACGATGTGATCGAGGGGTTTAAGGATGCGGTTAATGACGCAAAACTCGCTGGAGATCCGCAAGCACAGATCGCTGGTTGGCGTGAAATAGCGAAGATGCTTGGGTTCTACGCACCTGAAGTGAAGAAGTTGGAAGTGTCCCACACAGCTGCGGAAGCTAAACACGATCTCGCACAGTTATCGGATGACGATCTGCTTGCTCTGGTTGACGAAAACGACAACGTCATAGATGGGGAGTTCAGGCTGCTGGATTCCTGATGCCTAGATGCGAGACCCCAAAGATAACCTGAAGCCCAAACAAAGGGCGGATCAACAAGTTGAATTTGATTATAACGGGTACCCAAAGTCTCTCGACGTAAAGACGCATACGAAGAAGTGTATCCAGTGTAACCGCGATTATTCGTCCATTCGGGCGGGTTTCAATGAATTTTTACCTCGTACAAAGCCTGCTGAGTACCATACTGTCTGCCTTGTGTGCCAACACGAGAAGGTTACGGTAGAGAATTTCCGTCGTACGGCTGATAAACACGCTTACCAGAAGGCGTTTCGCGAGGAAGTGAAGAAAGCGGCCATGGCACATGCCAAGGCTATCTCCAAGAAGCGGTCTGAAGGTGCGAAGAAGGCACGCATCCCGGATATGGCGCGTGCAGAGACTGCCAAACGTGAACTTTCGCGGCGGCGGCTTATAAATTTCATCATGCGCTTCAACCCGAACTACAAACCGGGGTGGGTGCACAAGTTGATCTGTGCGAAGCTGGAATTTTTTTCCCGTGCGGTGTATTTGGAGTTAGCCCCACGGTCACTTTTTTTCATGCCACCACGGCTGGGGAAGAGCGAGATCGCATCGAAGAACTTCCCGGCGTGGCATCTGGGACACCACCCGGATCACGAGATCATCGCGGCCAGTTATGCCGTGTCTCTGCCGATGGGCTTCAGCCGCAAGATCAAGCAGCTGCTCGAAAACCCGGCATACAAGAGTATGTTCCCCGGTGTGACGTTGAATCCGAAGGCGCAGGCTACCGAGGGTTGGTACACAACCAAGGGTGGTGGATACGTACCGGCTGGTGTGGGTCTGGGTATTACGGGTAAGGGCGCACATGTGCTCATCATCGATGACCCGGTCAAGGATATGCAGGAAGCAGACTCCGAAACTGTGCGTAACAACGTGTGGGACTGGTGGGACTCTACTGCAGAGACACGACTCTCTCCCGGTGGCGGCGTGCTGGGTATCCAGACGCGATGGAACGACGACGACTGGAGCGGAAGGCTTCTTACTCAGGAGATGGAAGCGCTCCGTGAGATCGAGGAACAGCGCAACGAGATAATCGCGATGCTGGAGAAGGCCAAGGAAGACCGGCTGAAGTCGCTGCAGATCGACATGCTGACTGAGCAGTTGCACGAGGTGGATCGTAGCGTCGAAGACGTAGTCCGCTGGGATGTGCTGTCATTACCAGCGCTGGCTGAGCACGATGAGTTTGCAACGGATGACGGTCAGTTACTGTATGAAAGGGTGCCCGGATCGAAGCCGGTGAGGAAGAAGGACGAGGCTCTGCACCCGGAACGGTATAACGAGGCATTCTTCAAGCGGAAGCGTAAATCCTCGCAACCACGCATCTGGTCAGCCCTGTATCAGCAGAACCCCGTCCCAGATTCCGGTGTGTACTTTAAAGATACGATGTTTAGGTACGAAGAGGTTGTACCTGATTATTCGAATATGAATGTCTATATCGCTTGGGACTTGGCGATTGGGCAAAAACATACTAACGACTGGACTGTGGGGGTTGTCGGTGCACACGACTTTGACGATAGGCTGCATATTATTAACGTTGTGCGTGCTCGCACTGCAGATCTGGCTGAACTGGTAGTTGGAACGTGTGAACCGTATAAGAACAGGCTGCAGCTGATCGGGCTGGAGCAGGGCGTGATTCAGATGGCAGCTAAGCCTGCTATCGATAAATTACTGGAGGAGAAGAGATGGTATCCCGTTTTCGACGACTCCCTCAAACCCGTTACGGACAAGGACGCACGGGCAAGACCGGCACAGGGTTGGATGCAGCAGGGAAGGATATTACTGCCGAGAAACCAGCCATGGGTAGAGCCGTTTACGATGGAGTTACTCCGGTTCCCCGGAGGGGCGTTCGATGACCAAGTGGATGCACTCGCTTGGTTGGTAAGGATGGTGGCGCAACAGGCTCCACCCCGCAGACAACAACCGAAAAAGAAACTGAAATCGTGGAAAGACCGTTTGAACATGCGAAATTCTGTTTCTAACCACCAAGCAGCTTGAGGGTCAGTAAAAAATGGGCATATCGACAAGTGATTACGCAACCGTGCAGGAACAACTGGACCGGTATGTCTATAGTAGGGACAACGGACACACGTTATACTCAGCCAAGGCGCGAGTATGCGAAAATTTCTTCGCTGGTGAGCAGTGGGACCCGGATGCGAAGGCGAAATTGGCCCGCCAGCGGCGTCCTGCGCTGACATTCAACAAAGTTCTTCCCTCTGCGGCGGCAATTTTCGGTGAGCAGCTGAATAATCAGGCCGACATCAGCTTCAAAGCGACCAAAAACGGCGTTCAAGAGACTGCGGACGCACTTCAGAAGGTTTTCATCCAGATCGGGAATGCCAATAACACCCATTACATCGAGTCAGAGGTATTCGCGGACGGCGTAATCACCTCTCGCGGCTTTTTCGACGCCCGGATGAACTTCGATACCAACATTTTTGGTGAAGTGGACGTCAGTTTGTGCAATCCGCGCAATGTGGTCATCGACCCGGACGCGGAAGAGTACGACCCGGACGGCTGGAAGGACGTGTTTCTGAGTAAATGGCTCAGTTTGAACGACATCGAGATGCTGTACGGCAAACGGGCTTCGCAGGAACTGGGGGCGAAAACCAGTTCTGACCGGTACATCGGGTATGACTTCATGGATACCCGCCCGGATACCTTCGCGGGTGAGGGGCACCGCTTCCCGGAAGACAATTCGAAGTACAACCGGCGCTGGCGTCAGCTGGAACGGCAACATAAGCAGATCCAGATGAAGGAGCACTTCGTTGACATGATCTCTGGCGAGACTCGGGTTATTCCGGACGGGATGCCACGAGAGAAGATCCAATTGATCCTGCAAGAGTTCGAAGTCAGCATCATCAAGCGCAAGACCGAGTGCATCAAGTGGACTGTGACTATCGATGACGTGATGGTGCACAACGAGGAGTCCCCGTATAAACATTTCACCGTGGTTCCGTTTTTCCCGTTCTTCCGTCGTGGACGGACGATTGGCGTGGTTCCGTTTTTCCCGTTCTTCCGTCGTGGACGGACGATTGGTCTGGTTGAGAACCTGCTCGACCCGCAGGAGCTGTACAACAAGGTGCGCTCACAGGAATTACATATTGTGAATACCACCGCAAACAGCGGCTGGAAGGTGAAGACCGGTGCCCTGCAGAACATGAGCATCGAGGATCTGGAAGAGCGTGGCGCAGAAACCGGGTTGATCGCTGAGCTGAACGACATGGACGGCTTGGACAAGATCACCCCGAACACCGTACCTACCGGCATGGACAGGATTTCCTACAACTCTGCAGAAGACCTGAAAGAGATCAGCATGGCATCTGACTCCATACCTTCCAGCCGCTGTTTGCGGTGGTATTCACAATATGTAATTCCTGTGAGCGCACCTTGTTGTACAGCTCCTGCGGGTCGAGCAGGTTCTCAACCAGACCAATCGTCCGTCCACGACGGAAGAACGGGAAAAACGGAACCACGACTTATCCATATCACAGGTAATGCACCCGGTGAGCAGGACGAGACAATGATGATTAACGAGGTCTCACCGGAAGGGGAGATCGCTCGTGACCTGACGCTGGGTGAGTACAGTCTGGTTGTCACCAGCGTACCTGCACGCGAGACCTTCGAGGAGACCCAGTTCGAGCAAGCTGTGCAGCTGCGTGAACTTGGCATTGCTATTCCTGACGAGGTACTGGTTGAGAATTCGCATCTGGCACGCAAGGGTGAGTTGGCTGCGAAGATGGCCGGTGGACCTTCCGAGGAGGAAGCCGCATTGCAGAAACAACTGGCAGAACTGGAACTGCAGGCCAAGCAGCTTGAGAACAGGAAAGCCATGGCTGAGCAGAAGAAGATCGAGTCTGAGGCTGCACTCAACCTCGTACGTGCTCAGCAGACTGCGCTGGCAGACCCGGATGGGCAGGCTGGTAAGGCTAATGACGACGAGATTCGATTGGCTGAAGCAGAGGCTGATCGGGAAGAAGCGGTTGCGAAGATACAGTTGGATAAGTATAAGATCGACCGAGAACTGGAGATCAAGCGTGATGAGATCGCTATCAAGCACGACGAGCTGCGTTTGAAAGAGTTGGAGATTCGTAACAAAGCCGTAGCAGAAGAGCGTAATGCTAAACTGAAGCTGGTCGATAACAAGACAGAGGACAAGACTAATGAGCAAACAGGATGAGATAGATTGGGATGACCCTGCTGCAGTTGCAGCAGCCCGAGGAGATAACCCGGATGACGACACTGGACAAACTGATAGCACGGATACTAGTGCAGCTGGAGCATCTGATGATGCTGCTGCAGACGCCAAGGGGGCAGATGCCGCTGGAACCGACAAAGAGAAACTCGACGGAGAAGGAGACACAGCTGATGCAGGGGAGGGAGACACCTCCGCGAAATCCGGGGAAGACAAGGACGACAAATCCACCCCAATGATTCCAAAGTCTCGGCTTGATGCCAAGACTGCTCAGAACAGAGCACTACAAGAAAAGCTGGCTCGGTATGAGAAACAGGAGCAGGATTCTGCCGCAGCGCAGCAAAATGAAGACGCCCGCACTACGCTGGAAACCGAACTGGCTTCTATGGACGCTGAGATTAACAAGGCGATTGCGGAAGACAATATCGACGAAGCGAACCGTTTGCGCGGCGAGCAGCGTGCGAAGGAACGTGAATTATGGCAGTTGGATCTCGATGAGACTGCTGCTGTTACCACTGACCAGACCCGCGAACAGGTGCGCCTTGACCTGACAATCGACCACATCGAAACCACGTACGACCAGTTTAACCCTGATTCTGATGACTATTCGCAGGAAACTGTGGACAAAGTACAGGAGTTACGGTCTGGTTTTTACGCTACTGGTAAATATACACCTACACAAGCTCTTCTCCGGGCCATGGACTTTGTCCTGCCGAAGAAGGACATGACTGATGTAAACGACGCAGCTAAAGATGCTGGCAAAAAAGCCGACGTTGAAGCTGAGAGAACGAAAGCAGGGCTGAAGAAGGCAACCGAAGCGGCAGATAAGCAGCCACCGGACACGAGCAAGTTAGGCGACGACGCCGACAAGCATGGTCTCCAAGATGAGATCAACGTGGACAAGCTGTCTTATGAAGACGTCGCAGCACTGCCGGAAGCAACTCTTAAACGTATGCGGGGTGATTCAGTTTCTTGATATTTCTGAAGAATACGTTTATGTTCACCAAATCGAATCCGCTACGATACAGCGGGGCATATCGTAACTGCCTGACCAGAGTCGCACTCGGGGCCTCCACGATACGAAGGCAAACCAATGAGCCATCCGCTTAGGATGATTTTGTGCGATAACTTTTGAGAGGGCTATTTACTATGTCTGCAACAAATTTTGCCGCCCTGACCGACCACGAGAAGAAGGTCTGGTCAATGGACTTCTGGAACAAGGCACGCAATATGTCGTTCCTGAACAAGTTCGTGGGCACTTCCGAGGACTCTCTGATTCAGCGTGTTGATGAGCTGAAGAAGGATGAGAAAGGCGCTCGCGCCGTCATTACGCTGGTAAACGACCTTGAAGGTGATGGTCGTGCCGGAGACCGTCAGCTGGCCGGTTACGAAGAAGCACTGACTTCTGAAGAGCAGGTTATTCAGGTTGACCAACTCCGTCATGCCAACCGCAACAAGGGTCGCATGTCTGACCAGCGTTCAATCATCAAATTCCGTGAGCAGAGCCGTAACAAGCTGGCTTACTGGATGTCTGATCGCCACGATCAGTTGGCTTTCCTGTCTCTGTCGGGTGTTGACTACGGTCTTCACACCAATGGTGCCCCCCGTGTTGGTTCCGATCTCCCGCTGTTGGAGTTCGCTGCTGATGTGAAGGCTCCTACAGCGAATCGTTATTTCTCGCTGGAAACCGGTGGTACTGGTGCGCTGACCACTCTGGCTAACACGGATGCCAACTTCACTGCTACCAGCACGCTGAAGTGGCAGACCTTCGTTGACCTGAAGGCTCACGCCAAGAACACCTACCTGCGTGAAATTCGCATGGACAACGGTGTAGCTTTCTACCACGCTTTCGTTACTCCGCTGGGTATGGCTCAGTTGCGTAAGGACTCCGACTTCATCCAGATCGTTCGGGATGCCGGTGTGCGCGGTAAGGGCAACGAACTGTTCAAGGGTACTGACACCATCTTGGTTGATGGCATCGCTATCTCTGAATATCGTCATGTGTTCAACACCACTGGTGCTGTTTCTGGTGTTGGCAAATGGGGTCCGAGTGCTGATATCAATGGGCAGCGTATGCTGTTCTGCGGTGCTCAGGCGCTTGGTTATGCAGATATTGGTCTGCCAACTTGGGTCGAGGAAGATCGCGACTTCGAGAACATCAATGCCATTTCCACTGGCAAGATTGCGGGCTACCTGAAGCCGCAGTTCGAGGGTAAAGCCTCCAGTGGTCTGGGTACCGGTGTCATCGAAGATTTTGGCGTTATCACCGTCGATTCTGCAATTTAACCGGAGGGCTTATCACTAATGGCTTTAGTTAAAAACCCACTGGGCAAACGTGCAAATGGTGCTCAGTACAAGTTGGTCGCTTCGGGTTCTGTCTCGCAGGCCGACCTTGGTGCAGCGTCTGACGATGTTGCTGTTCTGGAGCTGCCGGGTAATGCGGTAATCACTGATTGTCATCTTCATGTGACTACCCTGTTCGACGGCACTCTGCCAACTCTGACAGTTGAAGCTCTGAACCTTGACGGTACAGATCTCGCTTCTGCTGTCGTGCTCGATTCGGCTCAGGCCTCAACTGCAGTTGGTCGCTTCTCTACCGCGATCACTGAAGACGAGATCCCTGTGCCGTGTATCGTCACTGTGAAGAACGACGTTGCTGATAGCACCGTTGGTGAAGCGCGTGTTGAGATCGAGTACTACATCGCAGGACGTTCGAACGAGAACGACGGCTAAACACTAGCCGGTAAATCGGGGGGTCTTCGGACCCCCCATCCTTACAATAACGAGAGGTAATCCTATGAGCCTTATGTATATGCCACGTACGTTTACTCTGCGTTCACGTTTTGGAGCCGTCATCGACTTCAAGGCCAACGAAGAGATCAACGTCCCTCAGATGGCTGTAGATGAAGCTATTGCAATTGGAGCGGTATTCGCAGACAAGCAGGAACAGAAGATCCTTGTCGATGAGCCACCGCAGATCAAGGCCCCATCAGTGGGGTTTCAACGGGAACAGGAAATCTTTGATGCTTGCGTGAAGCTGGCGGAGAAGAATAACCCTGAAGATTTTACGCCGGGTAGTAAACCAAAACTCGAACCGATCAAGAGCATCGTTGGATACGACGTTGATCGTAAGGAGATCAATACTATCTGGATGAAGGTAATGTCGGCAAGAGCAAATGGCACTTGATACTGACGAATTGATAGCTCATTTCCGTTTAGAGATGAGCGATCCTGAACTCCCCGGCAACGGGGATGATTCAGACTCTTTATGGTCTAACGCAGAGATCACTGAGTGGCTGGGCGAAGCACAAAAGGAAATCTGCGAGAGACTCGATCTGTTATTCGACAGGTCCTCATTTAAAATCGACACTGTCGAACAACAGGATTTGTATGCACTTGATGAACGCATCACGAAGGTACGACGCGGCGTTGGCGCAGACGGTAGGCATCTACCTGCTATTAGCGTCGCAGAGCTTGAACGTCGATATCAAAACGGAGCACTCTCATTTGATTTCGGTAACTGGGAAACTGCCGAGGGTGAGCCAGATTACATCCTCACGGACTACGCCACAGGATATGTCCGCCTTGTACCAATACCCCCAGCTGTCGATGGCGAAGTAGCTACCGAAGAGATTAAGCTGGATGTGTACAGGGAACCCATGGACCAGACGGTCATGGAGATCCCCGGTCAGTTTCGCAAGAAGCTGCTGCACAAAGTAAAGGCCTACGCATACCGCAAGGATGACGTAGATACCAACGATAACGGACGCTCTGATGTGTGGGAGAGGCGCTGGGAAATGTTCCTCAACGACGCAGACAGGCAAGCCAAACGTAAAAACCGTGGAGCACAGGTAGTCGCATACGGGGGAATCTAAGTGATAAAGGATGATAAACCTCTTATTGATTTGCGATTCCCAAAAGGTAAGAACAATGTTTCACATGAAACAGACCTTCCTGAAAACTCTGCTCGCGAACTTCTCAATGTAGATATCACGAACTCTGGCGAACCATCCCGGCGCAAGGGGTACACTTCTGTGTATGACAGCGGCGGGGAGACTGTCCACAGCCTCTTCACAGCAGGCCAGCTCACCGTGTTTATGCAGGGGCAGGCGCTGAAGCAGCTGCATCCTGATTTCACAGCTACCAATATCCGTACGGGTCTTGATCCGGACAATCCAATCAGTTACGCCGAGATTAATAAGCTGATCTATTACAGCAACGGTGATAATTCAGGAATTATCGACAGCGACGGTGCCCATGCAGACTGGGGGGTAGATGCCCCACTTGGTCAGCCGTTGCTTATGCAGATCGCCGGTTCTTTAGACGAAGGTGAATATCAGGTCGCAGTTACCTACCTGAATCCCTTCGGTGAAGAGTCCGGCTCCATTTTAGCCATGCCTATTACGGTACCAGCGGGTGGGGGAATTCAGCTAATGAATATCCCCCAGAGCACTGCTTCCTCCGTGAATGTGTATGTGTCCACTGCCGGGGGCGATCAGCTCTACTGGCAGGCGAATATCCCCATGGGGGAAACTACGTACTCCTTCACCTCCCTGAAACAGGGGCGGAAACTGGAGACACAGTTTTTGGAGCGTATGCCTGCGGGACATATTGTCCGGTACGGGCATGGTCGTTTATGGGTAGCACGGGGGAATCTCCTCATCTTCTCCCCCGCCTTGCGATACGGGTTGTATGACCCGCGCTTCACTTATTTTCAATTCCCTGCTGATATCGACATTGTGCAACCAGTGGAAGATGGTGTGTACGTCACTGCAGATAAGACGTACTTCTTGGCCGGTACCAACCCTGCTGAAATGAAACAGGATGTTGTGTATCCATACCCCGGCGTACGCGGGACCGGGATGGAAGTACCCCATACTAAATTCATAGCTGAAAATGACCTTATTTCGGATTCAGCCAAGGAAGACGTCGCTTTCTGGTATTCGACGAAAGGAGCTGTGTTGGGGTATCCAAACGGGAATGTACACCCCATCACTGAAGATCGTGTCGCAATATCCGAATATGGTAAGGGTGCTTCGCTTCTCAGAGAAGAGGACGGCATCAGGCAGTTAGTCACCTCCCTGACAGATAAGGGCGATCAGACTGGCTTTGGTGTTACGGATTATGCAACCGCAGAAGTTCGTAGGAATGGTGTTTTAATCAACTGAGGAGGTGTTCAAGTGAACCCTAAACATGAAAGAGAATTTGCCCGTGCCATTGGTAATGGGCAGTACGAACAGGACGACCAAGGTGGACTATACCTGCCGAGACAGAGAGTCTCCATCGGTGGTGTGTTTGAATCAGAAGTTTGGCGCAACGGTGAGTGCATTGCTCCTGCAGAGCAGAGTCACAACAAGATCGTTGACGAGGCGCTGAATAAAGTATTCTTGGACGCTATCTTTGGGCAGAACTCGGAAACTCCGGTCTATCCATGGTTCGTTTCGGTATACACAGCCAACCAAGCCCCGCAGGCAACGTGGGATTACGAGAACTACCCCACCAACGCCACTGAGATCACTGCTGTTCAGATCACGGGTTCCTCGCGTCCTGCCTATACGGTTAATGGCCCGAGTACAGCTCAGAGCATCAGTAATTCTAGCTCCAAGGCGACGTTTACGATTGATACTGGGCAGTCTGCTACCGTTTACGGTGCTGCTGTTCTGTCCGTAGCAACGTTGGGCGAAACTTCTAATGCAGCTGGTCGCCTGTTGGCGGCATCGTTGTTCACCACAGCCCGTGCTTTGAGTGCAGGTGATGACTTGCTCGTGACCTATACGATCAATGCCAGCAGCTCAACGTAAATGTGGATACTAGTCCACAATATTGCCGGGTAGATACAAAGACCGGTAAGATCCTCGATGGACCTAGAACGTTGCCCCATAACTGGGGCAACGTTGTTGGTTTTCATCATTTAGGACCGAAAGACGTTGCGCGTTATGGGTGGTTCCCTGTGGACATCGAAACGCGGGTTGGTGCACCTTTTGGCTTATTGTTTCTTCCTGAACGCGGAATAATTGCCAAGGTACCTCAACGCGGCCCAGTAGCTGGGCAGGCTCAATACGCTATTGGTTTGCTGCGCGATATGGCGCGGCGTTTCGCTGAACGTGACTTTGCTTCTAGTGTGTGTGGAGAGCCGCTCTTTTTCTCTAATCATTACCTTGAACAAATCCATAGATTAAACTGCCTTGAAACTAAGCAACATTGTCGTTGTATAGCAAGGACTCCTGATAAGCAGCATATCTCTGTTGAGATCCCGTATCAGGATATATACAAACTAATCAATGACTCTATGGCAGCGTATGAACATGTCATGGATAAGATGATGGTTGGTTTAAATGATATAGCTAATGGTTCAGATCGTGAAATTGCTATTGCTATAGATACCGGCTTTATTGATTATTTCGATGAATGAGTTCAAACCCGAACAGACTATTTATCGGGGAGATAAGGACAAGGGTATCCATCACCTGAAATTCGCTCGTAAGTTGCTCTCGAATATGATCGAGCGCAACGAGAAATTGGGGCAGTACAAGAATCCCGTGTATCAGTACCGGGATAAAGAGAAGACTATTAAGGTCACTGCTCTCCCCGGCTACGACATTATAGAAATCTTCGTACCATTAATCGGTGGAGAAGAACAGCTGAAAACCACTAAGCTCTACAGTGGTATGTTCGAACCCAGATATAACCCAGCATCGCTGGATTGGTATCTGCGATACTGGCCTTCTAACTATGAACTGTTTAATGCGGATCAGAACCTCGACAAGGGACTTGGGTCTTCCATAGATGGCGCTAAAGTTGACCCACCAATGCCACCTAATCGGTGGATGTACAACGACTACGATACAGAGTTAGGACTTACAGAAGCACCGTGGTTTGCGCTCAACAGTGCTCCTGAGCGATGGCTTACTGGTTTAACTCCCGGCCAGTTCTCTGGCCAGCTCCGTAAATTAGTACAGCTGCAGCTTGGTATGGGACTGTACCCCCAGTTCGATGGCAAGACTGACTTTATACGGCTAGAAACGCTACCCAGCGGTAAGACCAGAGTTTGGTTGTATACCGTGACTAATGGTGTACGTATGCAGCTAATGGGTGATTATGACGAGGATCGTTTCGAGGACGATAATGGCTTGAAGCGCGGTAGCATCCCTCCGGAGTTCGAAGAGGCTGGGTTCTTTTCATACCAAACTTCGTTCGATGATACTCGGCAGGAGTACACCAAGGCTGAGTACGATGCGCTAAACCCACAGCCGGGTCTGCCGGAAGTTACATTCAAGTTAATGACCCCGGAGGATTACGCTACGCACATCGGTGCGTTTGAAGCTCTGGGAGATTATGGGTGGTCATTTAATTCTGCGGGGACACAGGGCACATTTACCGGGATAACTACGAACTATCCAGAGGGGCGTAATTTTAAGTCCCAGCAATTCCGTATGTTCATTCAGGAATACGTGATATCCATTGTTGGGTTTGGCGAAAAGTTATTTTTATTTGATAGTGCTAGTGACCAGATTAAGGTGCCCAATACGATTGGAGAGCTGGAGAGTTTTTATTTCTGGAGGGCAGATGATGGATTTAAAGGGACGCAGCCTTCCAATAGTTACACTGCCCCGATGTATTCTTATATTGGGCTTGATGATGTAGAACGTGTAGTGAGCTATACCTATACAGCTCTTTCAGATTTTGACGATGGCTCGTGCGGAGTATGGACTGGTTGGGCGGATGCAATTGCCTGTCGCAGAGATTCATATGTTACTAATCACGGATACCCCGCATCATTTGATTATTCCCAGTGCACATATGGGCGTTGTGGAACGGGCGCTGATAATGGGGCACATGGGTTTATATCTGATGTTACTGATGCAGCTGACGAGGTATATAATTTTGCGGGAGCTGAGTTCTTCCAGAGTGCTGGTAATTTCCTTGGTGGGTGGCACGCTTCTGGGTACTGGTTAACAAGGTCAACTCCGGGCGGGCCTCGTAGAATTATGCTCAAACCGTATGACCAGATGGTAGCCACAGTGGCTGGTAATATGGCTGCTGATACAGCTAACGTAATAGTTATCCCCAGTTTTGAACGGTTAGCGTATTACCATTTCAAGTCATATTCAGAATCTAAAACTGAAGCGACGAAGACTTGGGAAAAGAATTTTTATTACGACGGTACTGTCGGTAGATCACGAGGGGATGGCAACATCGGTCCATGTGATCCGGGTATTACTGCTTGCCCCCCTCCAGCAGGTACAGAAGCGCAGGTAGTTGGTTCTTATGGGAGCGTTACTTATTGGGGCTTCGAAATAAATATTTCGTCAGAATATGAGACTGGGAACCCCATAGACTGTGGTGTTCGAGATCCGGGTGGTGCTAATGAGCCTTGGCCTTGTTGGATGACCCCCGGTACTTTACCGAATACAGCAAAGCCACCGAATGAAGATCCGTACGAAGAATATAATTACTCACAGACTGGTGGGTTGGTTACTCCGCATGGCACACTAGTCGTGTTTTCAGATGCAGAAATCAACGAAGCGAACCCATTTAGGGAGAGTAGTGAGAACTATGGTGTTCAGGGTGTAGTGTCTGCATTCGATACCTTTGTTGATCGTTGGGTGTTCTCATTACCCGATGTTGGAATAACGGCCATACAGGAAAATCTCAATGGAGAATTTACTTCTGAGTTTTCGAAATACCCTGTTGGCTTCGTAGGCGCACCTTATTACAGGTAATAGTTATGCCATTAAATGCTAAATATGTATCTATGCAGAAGTACCCACTTGGGTACTGGCGTCTGTCTGATCCTAAGCAACCTAGTGCTAATGCATATCCGTATTGGCGTATCCGTGTAACTGGGCTAAGCGGTGGGGGCAACGACATTAAGATTGCCAACATTGAGATGCGTGCCACTGTCAGTGGGGCTGACCAGTGTACGGGTGGTACTGCGTTCGCAACATCCGGTACTGGGGTTGACAACGCTTTCGATGGTAATACGACTACTAACTGGGTATCTACGGCTAGTTACTTTGAAAATGAGAGTATTGGGTACGAGTTTACTCCGGGCGTTGTTGTTGCGGAAATAGCTATTACTGCGAGTAATACTGCTGGTGTATCTAATTCTCCCGGCTCCTTCGTTATAGAGCACTCAGAAGATGGCATTGTGTACACACCAGTCGCTGCTTTCGATTCTCTTACATGGACTAATTCAGAAGTCAAAGTTTTTAATGTAGTAGATCTGTGTTTCGATGAAACATTCCGAAACATGGGTACGTATGTGAATGACCCCACTCGTGAAGTTACGGGGCATGTAGACGGTAGTGACGCAGTAACATTCGACGGTATAGACCAGCATGTAACACTTCCAGATGTCGGGATATTTGATTTCGGGGCTTCAGACGCATTCAGTATTTCGTTTTGTTTAAAGACCGCGATGGTTGCGGATGGCTGCATCATAAGCAAGAAAGAAGGAGCTGCGTATTCCAGAGGATGGGAAGTATATGTGCGGAGTGATGGCTATCTGGCATTCCGTATTGTTGGGGGTACCGTTGTAGCAAACGCTATTGAAGTCTACGAGAGTTCAATAGTGGTGAATGATGATGCGTGGCACCACGCAGTTATAACGTATAGCGGTAGTGGCACCGTTGCGGGGATGAATATATACGTTGATGGTTTTGTGCGAACAAAAACAAACGTTGCTACTGGTACTCTAGGTACCGTATCAAATACTGGTACCCCTTGCATTGGTGCTATAAATGCGGCGGGAACATATTTTGATGGTGAATTGACTGAGATATCGTTATTTGATTACGAGTTCACCTATGAAGAAGAGAAGCAAATGTATTATGCCAGTGAAAGTAATACTGGCTATGCTATGGAAGTTTTACTCAGCAACCCGCATAACTACCATAGATTAAATGAAAGCATTGCATCTGCACCCCCTTTAACCGATGTAGAACCAGACAAAGCGATTCCTTATAACCAAGGGTTAAGTCCTGCTACGTTATTCGGTACTGCCAATGGTAATAATGCGAGTTCATTGGTATTAGATCCTGCAGGGCAAGCATGGGCTTTTGATGGTGTAAATCATCTTGGTCGTAACTCTTTCCGTTTTCTACAGTTTGGTAGTAATGGGAGAATAGCATTTGAATTTTGGTTTGTTACTACGACTACTGCTGCGAGTGGACTATGGGCGGCGATGGATACTGGCAACACTTCGATATGTACAGTACATATCAATGAGTTTGCGACTGGTGAGCTTACTGTTGCTAATCACGACCACACTGTATATTTGCGTCTTGGTACTGGCAACCCAGAGCTAAGTCAATTAAACGACGGAAAACCACATCATGTAGTTATTTTTGATTCAGGAGGTACTTTTCAAAATAGTAATATAGAAGCATGGATTGATGGTTTAAAGGTACCTTCCCAAAATTGTACTTGGAGTCTTCCGTGGTCTCTTGTAGATAACATGTATTTTGGTTGTTCCTATCGTAACGGTGCTTGGGCTAATAAATTTCTTAATGGTGTAATGGACGAGTTAGCAGTTCTTCATCACACTGGAATTACTCAAGATGAACAGCGGCACTTCTTTAGAAAGCACAACACACGTGGTAGAACAGAATCAAAAGGTGGATTCAGTTTCCATGCGCTGCATTTAGCTCCTGCTGCATATTTTAGATTGGGAGAAGATGGCGGCACCACATGTGGTGACTTTATGAGTCGGTACAACGGCTCATATGTGGGATCGCCAACACTCAACGTAGCTGGGTTACTTGTAAACGACAATAACAAATGCGTTACCTTTACTGGTACTAATTACGCAGATCTTAACAGCGTATGGACTGTTGATTATTACCATGAATTCAGCATATGGATGCTCATCCAGACATCTGGTACAGGTACGTATACCCTCGTTAGCAAGATGGATACGACTGGTTCTAACCAAGGTATAAATGTTGAGATGGCGAACGGTATTATCACGTTCCAGATTTACAGTGCTGGAGCTGGTACTGGTATATCTATCACTTCTACTGGTTCTGCCATAAACGATGGAAATATCCATGAAGTATGCGTTACGTACGACGGCACTAACTTAACTGCTGGGATGACGATTTATGTTGATAACGTAGCTCAAACTAATTCAACTTCTACTGATTTACTTGGTACGAATTCTATTCTTAATACGGCTAGTCTATGTATTGGTAGCTTGGATTCCGGGTCACAAAACTTCGTTGGTACCATTGATGAAGTACTACTCTATAACTATGAGCTTGGGACTGAAGAGTTAAAACGTCTACATTGGGCAAGACTTGGTTGGTTTGGGTTTAGTCTTATTGGCCTCATGCTTAATGCTAAGCATGTCTGGTCTCTTAACGATGCAGGTCCAACAACGATTGTTGATTCAGTCGGTACACTCGACGGTACAGCTGTAGGTTCACCTACATTTGAACAACCCAGTCTTGTGCGATCTCGTCCTGATACATATTCCATGCGATTTTATCGCGGGTCTAACCAGTACATTACGTTCGGGACATCTGCTGTTCTGAGTGGTTCTGCTTTTTCCATAATGTGCTTGGTAGACATCACTACATCTGGCGCTGTAATCCCCATTTATACGGAGCGGGCTAGTGCTACTAACGTGCTTAGTTTGAAGATACTGGCAGACAATACAGTTGAGTTCCGGGTGTATGAGAACTTAACCAATCACACTGCTACCAGCACAGGGACAGTTCTGCCCGGAAAGGTTTATATGATTTGTGCAACTTTGCACGCTTCTACTGGTATGAAGGTTTACATTGACGGGTTGTTAGACGGAACTGACGCCAGCACAAATGTGCCAGTCGATACCGTTACAGCTGTGTACGGTGGGTATGATGGATCTGCGTATTTCGACGGGTGGCTAGATGGACTTACCGTTTTTGACTACGCACTCACAGCAGATGAAGTGTTGGAAGCCTATTCTGAATCTATCCAGACTGAAGACTTGGTACCACTGGTTTCTGACCAGATACTTGGGGATGAGTTTATAGGAGCAGAAACATTGCTTATTCAGCTCGGGGCTTCTTTTGTTGATGAGCTGGTCATGTCCGATGTGCCCGGACAGCAAGAAATCATTGCCGAAGCGATTAATTTCCTCGACGAAGTGTTTGGGGATCGTACGACTTTCGGAACTGCTACTGAAGGAGTTATTGGAGCGGATACCGTTGCTTCAGTTGTTGGTAAGCATATATTTGAATATCTACTCACAAACGGTGACCTAATAAGTGAGATCAAAGCGTACGAATCCCAGATCGATAGTATGCGGATCAGTGGGCTTGTAAAACTCGCCTTTAACTTAGCAATTATCGAAGGGTCAGTTTTTGCGGATGCGACCATCGAGAAACAAGTACGGGGGGCGATCTTAACAGACACACTGGTTGTTTCTGGGTTAGTAACAAATGAGTTGAAAGCAGCCATAATCGCGGCTGAAACAATCGTTCTTGTCGATATAGCGACTTCTGGTAAAGGTGCAGAAGCTACGGATGCTGTACAAGTAGCAGAGACCGTGGGGGCAGTTTACAACGCTATAGTCTCTCAGCTGGATTCGACCCTGTTTGCAGATGCCTCAGTACTCACCCCACGGCTGAACGTGATTCTGTCTGATACCGCTGAGATCTCCGATAGCATCGCTGTGAACTGGGCCGTTATTGAGGCTCTGCATGACGGTGTGGTCTTCGGTGGTTCGCTGGTTCTCCCGGATGGTGTCTACACAGCCATGGTCCTCAATACAGAGTCTCTTGGTGTTACTGAGTATACGAATTACCCATTCAACTCTTTTGGGAGGATGGGGCAGACGTATTTGGGTGCTACCGACTCTGCTATCTACGCTCTTAACGGAGCGAGCGATGACGGTACAAACATTGACGCAGTTATCAGATCTGGGATGACGAACTTCGGAACGAACCTTTATAAGAGAGTTCCAAGGGCTTATTTGGGATATACTAGTGACGGGGCACTAATTATGAAGACGCTCAGCACCTCTGGGGGTGTCAAAACTGAGCGTTGGTACGAGCTAACCCCGAGAACTGCGGACGCACCTACCGGCGCGAGGATCAAACTCGGTAGGGGTGTGAAAGCCACATACTGGCAATTTGAGCTGGTTAACAAGTCAGGAGCGGACTTTGACATAAGCAGTTTGCAACTGTTCCCGATGATATTGAACAGGAGGGTGTAGACAGATGTCCATCGATTCAGAATGTAGTTTAATCCAGCATATTGCTGGGGACATCGTTTCAGATGGTTGGAAGACGTGGCAGGCATACGCAGACGAAGCGGTTACTGCCACCTCTGGATTCTTCGACGATCTGTCTGAGATCTCTCTGACCCCTATCCGCACAGATATTGATTTCCCAAGTATCCCGGAAGGTTTGGGAACTCCGTTTGCGAAGCCAGATGCCCCACCAGAACCAGACCTGACCTTCGCTTCTCCGAATAAGCCGGGTGGTATCGTCGTACCATCTGTCACTACCCCCGACTTCTACCCAGCGCCTGATCTGG